CGCCCTTATGTCACGGGCGCCTTCCCTGTCCAAGTGCAAAGGTGGTGCGGGCGAGAGGACTCGAACCTCCACGCCTTGCGGCGCTGGAACCTAAATCCAGTGCGTCTACCAGTTCCGCCACGCCCGCGCTTAGGCCACATAAGGGATTGCGCCATGAGAGAGCAAGAGACGCCCGCGCCGGAGACGGCAACAGACGGTGAACATCGGCAAGGTCCGGCAACGGGAGTCACCACAGAATCCCCCACAATCCGTTCGCCGGACGTTCCGTCTGGGCGCCACATGATCGAGCCGCTCAAGAGGCTTTGCGCCTACAATACGGATCAGGCGAACGATGCGCTTGCGCGCGGCGACCATGACGAAGCGGCGATGCATCGGGACTTGGCCGAAATGCTGAGTGCGGCATGGCACTGCATCAAGGCTGAGGCTGATCGCGCCGACAGAGCCCAGGCGATGGCTGCGCTAGCCGACTCCTTCGCCGACTTCTGGGTGCAAGGCCCGACCGTCATGCGCGGCGACTGGCGCAAGGGCGAACACCGGCCAGCCTATACCAGAGAGATCGAAACCCTGGCATGGGCGCTCGCAAGCACCATTCAAAAGACCCGCCTAGAGAGGACCAATCACCATGACTGAGACGGAAGCGTTTAATCTCGGCGAGAGCTGGCCTGACTGGTGGGCCGAAAAGCACGCTCGGAACGAGGTCACGACCCATAACCTCGACGGGCGGTGGCGAGGCGGGCCAGACTACGCTCTGCTGAAGACCCCGCATGGCGTCGTCCGCAAGGAATTTGGCGATCTCATCTCGCCCGAGGATTTCGCCGGACGTGCTCTGCTATCCAAGGGAGAAGGGTGAATGAAGCCGAAAAAGCCTGAGACGCCTGAGTTCAAGCCGAAGTTTGTTCCCAAGTTTGATGGCGATGATGAGGCGATCAGCTACCCACGCTGGTCGGCGAGCGGGTGGGAGCCGTTCGAGGGAACGACAGACATGATGTCGCCTGATGATCTTCCCGCCGGTCTCGACGCTATCTCTGGAAAGGGAGGGTAGGATGAAAGAGCCCGTTGATCATGTGCTGCGTCCGGGGCTTCCCTGGCGCCGCTTCGCCGCCCTCACCGAATGCGGCCTCAACGCCGAAAGCGTGAAGACGCTGACCCGCGAGGAGTATTTCGCGCGGCTCAAGGACATGGGCCAGCAGCGAACGGCGATCCTGACTTGCATGACGTGCGCCGACACCGCGCGGCGCTGGAAGACTTGGGATGAGGACCCGCGCCAAGCCATCTCCCGCGAGGTTCAGTGGGAGTCAGCTTGGCGCAGAGATGATCGTGGCCAGCAGTTGAAGGATGAGCTGACCGTGATCGCCAGCCTGATCGAGGCCCATCGCGCCGAGTTCGACGACCAGATGGAAGCTATAGAGCAGCGCAGATCGTGGCTTGAGCAGAAGGCCGCTCACGCTGCAACCAAGTCGGCCAAGGCCACGCCCCGCAAGAACTGGTAACTCAACGCAGAAAGCCCCCCGGATCACTCCGAGGGGCCAAGTCTGTTCGGCATGTGCCGGCGTTATAGCGGAGCCGTTGGGCTCTACGCGAACTATTGAGGATTCCTCACAAGTTGGCCGGCGAGAGCAATGTTCAAAATCCGCATATTGCTTAACACGTCCGGGCAACCTGTAAGAAATCCTTACAAGTTCCTACCCCGGATCGAAGGGACGACAGCGCCAGAGCGAGGTTCCGCCCCATCCATCACGCTCGCGGGTCAGGCGTTCGGTCGTGCGGGCCATGGGGGCCTCCTCTGGTGGGTTGAGCGGTTGCGCCGGGGCGGGTCTGCGATCCAGCGATAGATCAGGGCCCCGGCGATGATGGGGGTGGCGAGGCCGGCGAGGTAGCCCAGGGCCAGGCCGAGCATGGGTCAGCGACAGCCGGCGATGACGGGTTCGACCTCGGCAAGGCGCTGGGTGCGCAGCTCGCGGCCGGCGACGATCAGGCCGACGCGGACGGCGGCGTCTGTCGCGGCGCGGAGGGCTTCGTCGGTGTCTGGGTACTCGCGCGGCCCCGGCAGGCTCTCAGGCACGCAGGCGACGGCCACGGGGACCTCAACGCGCTGGATCCTGATCTCGGGTTCGGGCTTCACGTTCGACCCGCAGCTGACCAGGACCAGGGCGGCGAGCGGGATGGCGGCGCGGATCATCGGGCGTTCTCCAGGATCAGGGCATCAAGCGCCAGGAGGCGGTCACAGACTGGCGCGGAGCCCTTTGACGCTGCGATGGCGGCTGATGCTCGGCGTTCGGCCTCCTGGCGGCCCTGGGCGGCCCGCTGGACGGCTTTGTCGGCCTGGACGAGGCGTCGGGCGCTCTCTTCGCCGATGGCCCTGACGCGGGCGCTCTGATCGTCCAGGGCCGATTGCAGGCCCGTCACGCTCCCCTGGCAGGTCGCCAGGCGATCGGTGAGGTCATTCCGCTGGCCCTGCAGATCGAGATTGTCGGTGCGCAGGGTCTTGATCTCGCCGCACTGGACCAGGACCAGGCAACCGAGCCCGATGGCCAGGACGGTCGCAATCGCCCGGCCCGCCTTGGACCAGATCGCGACCAGCAGCTCGAGCGCGTCGGCGATCAGGCCCCCGGCGAAGGAGCCGAGGGTCTTGAGGATGGCGAGGATCATTGGGCCCACTCCAGGGCTTGGCGGGTCACGTCATCGACCCGGCGCATCCAGCCCTTGCCAAACGTGCGGAAGGTGCCGAGCGAGCGGAGGAAGTTCTCGCGGCTCTGCTGGACCCGGCGGACCATCTCCAGGGCGCCGACGCGCTCGACGGCCGCCAGCGTGTTCGGGCCAACCGCACCATCGGCCACAACGCCGGCTGCGGTCTGCATGAACTTGACCGCCCGTCCCGGCCCGCTGTTCACGGCGAAGTCGAACACGGCGTAGTCCAGGCCCTTCGGAAGCCGGTTGCAGCCCGCCGCGCGCCAGTAGCGGGCCTCATAGATCGGGGCCACGTCCGCCACGGTCAGGGCCTTGACCTCAGCTTTCGTCGCCGGCCGGCCAAGCCAGTCGGATAGCGCGCCGATGGTGACGCCAAGGTTCGTGGCGCCGCCTGGATCTCTCGGATGATCGACATACCCGCCCTCATGCTTGAGGATCAGCGGGAGGCATTCGGCGAAGCGGCTCACGGGCTCGGCGACGGACGCCAAGCCTGGGAACATGCGAACGAAGGCGGCGACCGTTGCCGGCCCGGCCCATCCGTCCACCTTCACGCCAATGCGGCGCTGAACCTCGCGCACAAAGGCTTCGTTCGCGTCTGCCTTAAGCATCGCGGTCTCCGATCAGATTGCGGACGGGGTCAGTCATCGCGGCGTTGCCGGAAGGCCTGGACCGCAGCGACGATGTGCTCTGCGGTCGGGCCGATCAGGTAGTAGGTGGAAAGCATGGCGATCAGGCCGATCAGCCATTGAGCGAGGTTCTTAAGCCCGTCTGCGTCGTCGAGCTTGTGAACGATCCAGGCCACCACGCTGAGAGCGATGACGGTTACGACGAACACGAACAGCCGCCGCCACGTCCACTTCATTTCGCGGATGATGGAGCCGGTCGCCTCTGCGGCCTGGGTTGATTTGTCGGTCATTGGCCGTCCTTCCGCCTCGACTGGCGCGGCGGGCGCAGGGTCGTGACCTTGTTGCCCTCGATGGTGGTGAAGGTTCCGGGCGCGCCCTTGGCGGCGTCGGCGATGTCCCGCGCCAGCCGGCTTTCCTCAAGGTGCTTCAGCCGGTCCTTCAGCTCAGCGACCTCTTGGCGCAGCTCCGCATTGGCCTGGCGAAGCTCGGCGTTCTCGGCCTGGCAGCGGTCGGCCTCAGCTTCGACCTTCTCAAGCCGGCGCTCGACGCGCTCCAGGAGCTTGACGAAGCCGTCGGTGCGGGCCACGTCGGCGGCCGCTTCCGCCGATGCGTCCTCGGCTTTCGACGACGGCTTGAACCGGCCGTTGATCAGCGCGCCGATCCCGCCAGAGCCCAGCAGCGCGACCAGGCCGATGATCCATTCGCGAAGGTTCTCAGGCACGGGGACCCCCGGCGCAGGCGTGGTCAGTCAGGGCCATGCTTGGGCCTCCTGTCGGCTGGGGTTGTCGGGGGAGCGGTGCGGGCGCGGCGCGGGGCCTCTAGGTCAGCTCAAGCGTGACACAGAACATGGACGTGTTGCCGGTCATGCCCGACCAGACGACGTCAGTCCCGTTCGTATAGAGACTGGGCGAGAGGAGTTCGGCGAACCCCATCGCTGCGCCGCTGGTGTCGACGTTGTCGATCACCTCAGTGAACGGCGCGGAGATATCACCATTTCCACCCAGGCTGTTGAGGAAGGCGGTGACATAGGCGCGACCGCCAGACTTGGCAAAGCCAGCCTGCGTCATGGTGGTGGTGCCAGAATATTGCGCCTGGGTGCGGCGGGTCGCCGCCTTGGCCCCGCGATAGACGACAACGATATAGGTTCCACTCAGACTCGCTGGCGGGCTGGAGATGTCGCCAGCGTCCAGCACCTTTGAAAACCGCTGAAGCGAATTGTAGATGTCTGTGGTCCAGCTTGAGAACGCAGCGCCGCCGGCCGATCCGAACACTATGGCCAGATCTCCAGGCGCCGTCCCGCTCGGGAAGGTGATGGCGCCGCCCGACAGGCCAGGCGCTGTCGTGTAGCCGACGCGGATTACGGAGCGACTAAACACCGGATTGGCGCGCGGGAACATTAAGCAGCCGCCTTGCTGAAGCCGGTCATATGCAGCTTTCCGGTCGCGGCGCAGTAGGTTCCAGATGCGATGTCGACCTTTCCGACGCCGGTTGAGAGCGTCGGCGGGCCCAGGTCGCGCCAGTCGAAGATCGCGTTCCAAGACAGGGTTCGCGAGCCGACGACGCCCTGGTCTATGAACAGCTGATAGGGTAGCCCATCCTGCATGTTTGTCGGGGCCGCCATGGTGCGGTTACCCTCAAGCGTGAGGTAGGCGTTGTAACCGAGGGCGACGTCCCAATTCACAGTCGCCGCATCGGTCAGCGTCTGGAACGCGGCTGATCCTGAAAGGCTGGCGGGCGGGACCGCCTTGTCTCCAGCTGTTCCCGCCCGCACTTCCGCGACCGTCGCTGCCGGCAGGGCGTCCGGCCCGGTCAGCGAGACGGTCCAGTCAGAATGCGTGCCGGTCCCGGCGAAGGTGGAAGCGGTGAAGTCGAGCTGGCCAGTCACGGAGTCATAGTCGTCGGCGATGGCCTGCATCCAGGTCGTGCTAGGCGCCGACGTGAGTGCAACCCTGATCGGCTGGCCTGGCGCGAAGTTCTTGCCGGTCTGGACGAAGATGGACTTGGACCCGGATCCGACCGCCAGGCTGGTCGTGGACGTGGCCGACGTGCCCGGCGCGTTGACCGCAGAGGCGGCGCTGGCGGCGGCTTCGGTCGCCTTGGTCGTGGCCGTGGTGGCTGCATCAACCGCCTCAACGGCATTGTTATAGGCGTTCGTCCCCAGGGCGTTCATCTCGTCGACGGTGTCTTCCGCCAGCTGCCCGAGGAAGACATCGGTCCTAGGCGAGAAGTTGACGGTGTCGACCGAGTCTGGCGGGGTCGGCAGCGCGGTGATGGGCGTTGGCGCAGTCGGCAAGGTCAGACCTCCTCGCAGGTGAGAGACAAGAGCCCATCCTCGGGATAGGCCAGATTGAGATCGAAGGTCGTGTGGATGCCCAGGATCAGAACGGGCTCAAAGTAGGCGTCGGTGTCGTCATCAAGGCCCGACCACACGACCGGGACGGCGTTGGTCTGGTCGCGAAGATCCATCAGAACTTTGGCGCGGGCCTTCTCAAACATGATGGTCATGTTGGCCGTCGGGATCATCCGGCGCGGGACCAGGACGGCGTTGCCGAACTGATCGCGGTCGATCCGGCTGAAGTTCTTCGCCCTAGCCTCGGCGCCCATCTGCGCCTTACCCAGATAGACGCTTTGGCCGATCACCAGACTTGAGCAGCCGACCAGACCGGAGCCGTTCGTGATGGTCACGGTAAAGACGGCGTTGGTGTGCAGGGGGAGGTTTTGGAAGAGCGCCGACTCTCGGTTGGTGAACGGCTTGAAAAAGTGGTCGAGGTAATTCAGAACCTCGCGCGTCGAGAGGTTCTTCGTGCTCGAATAGACTTCGACCCCGCTGACCGTGGCCGACACGGTCACACTGCTGGCCACCAATCCGCCAAGGAACAGGCTGTCAATCCGTTGGCCTGGGGTCAGGACGACGGTCAGGGGACTTGGCGCCCAGGTCTTCGACGACCGATAGAGGTCAAGCATGGCCCAGCGGTTCGTCGGGCCGATGGGGGCCCAATAGGTGTCGCTGACCATCGGGGCGTTGCCCGTGTTCGACCCGGCCAAGCTCTCATAGACCTGATGGACCTGAGCCGTCGCGGTGTGGGTTCCGCTCTGCGAGCCCGTGGTGACGATAGGGGCGCCACCAGGGACCGCCGCCAGCTGGAACGTGCCGGCCGCCCGGTTGACGACGTAGTAGATCTGGCCCGCGGTCAGGCCCGTGGGGAGCGCGCCGGTCGTGGTCAGAACAACGGGGGTGTCGTTGGCCAGACCGTGCGCCGACCAGGAAATTACCGCGGGCGAGGCGATGGTCATGGTGACGGTCGACGTCGGCGCCCCGATGATGACCTTGTCGCCCTCGGCATAGGTCGTGCCGACGTTGAACGCTGCCTCCCCGACTCCAGGCTCTGAGGCCGTGGAAGAAGTCAGGATGGCCTCGGTGATGGTCAGGCCTGGCAGACACGTCGCCATTACGCGGCCTCCGTCGTGATCGAAAGCTGACCGCGGGCCGCGCCCTCAAGCACGTCTCGGCTGTCTTCGGTGGCCCGGGCCGTTCGCTCAGAGGCCGACCGCATGGCGGCCATCTCCTGGCGAAGGGCTCGCACCTCTTCCTTGAGGCCGTCATTGGCAGCGACCACGCCCATCTTCCCGCCGACGTTGGCGAGTGGCATGATCGCTTCCGGGCCGGCCTCGGCCATCTGACCCATCGGGAAGGCGGTCGGATCCATGACCACGCCGCCACCGCCGAACATCCCGCCATTGGCGAAGGGCCGATAGAACCGATCCTCGGCCTGGCCGTAGCGTTCCCAATGATATTGGCCGAACTCAGTCTTGCTCCGCCCCCGGGCCATGCCGGTCCCGGCCGCATAGAGGGCGGCAAGGTCAGCGTTGCGGTCGACATAGCCGTCGAAGCCGACCGCCTCATAGGCCGCCCCGCCGGCCGACGACGTGTCGGGCTTGGCCGCTTGAGCCGCCGCCAAGGCCTGTTGAGCCGAGGCGAGATTGTCGATCGCTTGGGCCACCGACATGAAGCCGGCGTTGAGGTTGATCAGCGCCCCGACCTGCGCATCAAGGGCCGCGAGTTGGGCCGTGGCGACCGCGGCGGCTTGTTCGGCCGTCTCCAGGTTGCGGATCGCCGCTTCAACCGAAAGCAAGTTGTCGTTGGCCGCCAGAAGGCCCGCGACCTGTTTGTCCAGGGCCGCAAGCTGCTTTTCGGCGTCGGTGAGCTGCATCTCAGCCGTGGCCGTCATGTCGTCGATAGCGCGGGCGACGAGGGCGCGGTCCCGTTGGAAGTCCAGAGCGGTCCTTGCCGAGGCCATAGAGGCGTCGAGGAAGGCCCGACCGGCTCCAGGGGCGTCACCAGGCGCGGCGGCCTGGAACTGCGCCAGGGCGGCGCCCCTGCCCTGCGCAAGCGATCCCTGCGCCAGAGGGTTGAGGTTCAGCTCCTGGCGGAAGTCCCGCAGGCTTTCGATCAGGCCCTCAACGCCGCTGACTGTCGCCTCGATAGCGGCCTTCTCGCGGCTATAGGCCTGTTCCAGCGCCTGGCGCGCTTCATCCACACCGCCGATGATGCCCAGCAGCCGGTCGCGTTCGGTGTCATAGGCCCTGCGAAGGTCGGCCTCGGCTTGGGCCACGGCGCTTTCGGCGTCGGTGACAGTCTTCTGCCAGTCCTCAAGGGCGTAGATCTGGCGCTGGATCGCGGCCGACACGCTATCGAGGGCCTTCAGCTCGTTCTCGCGCTCACGGGTCAGGGCGGCGATCTCATCGCCCTGCGCCCGCAAGAGTTCGATCTCCAGTTCGGCCCGCTTGTTCGCCCGCTCCTCGGCGATCTGGCGCGCCCGGGCGATGTCGTTGGCTTCCTGTTCGGCCTTGGCCCGACGCTTCGCCGCGCCGTCACTCAGAACCTTGGACAGGATGGAGAAGCCGGCGACCGCGATGCCGATGGGGCCGGCCATGCCCGCAATAGCGCCGCCAAGCCCGCCCATGCCGGCCATGCCCGCAGCCGCGCCCGCGGCCGAGAAACCCGAACCGATGCCGCTGATGACGGTTCCAGCGGTCCCGCCAACCGCACCGCCGACCTGGCCAAGCACGGCGCCGGTGGCCGACATCTTCCCGCCAGGCTGGTTGCTGTTCCAGAGTTCCTTGACCCGCTCCAGGGTGCGCAGCAGGCCCGCGAAGACCCCAGCCCAGTCCTTGTTCTCGATAGCCCGGGCCACGTCGTCGACGGCCCAAGTGATGCCGCGCGTCGCCGCCTCGATCTCTTCGAAGCGATCCAGAAGAGTCTCCGACTCACCGACGCCTTGGCGGATGCTGTCGGGCATGGTGATCAGGGTCCCGCTGATCGCCTCAAGCACCCGGGCGCGCTCAACCTCGATATCCGTCAGGACTTGCGTTGCGCTGATAACGTCCGCCAAGCCGCCAGCCTCGGCTTCAGCCATGAGGCGGCGCTGTTCGGCCATAGCCTTCTGCGTCGGGCTCATGGTGAGGTCGGCGTTGCGCTGCGCCAGCATTTCCAGGTTGCGGATCGACTGCTCAATCGCGGGGTTGGCCGTCTCAAGGGCCTGCGCCTGATCGGCCACCGCCTTGGCGTGTCGTCCCGAGGCGTCGGTCGCGTCATCGGTCGCCTTGGCCAGCCGTTCGGTCTCAGCCACAATGCTGGCCAGGAAGCCCTCGCGCGCGCCTCGGAAGCTGCCTTCAATCGAGGAGGCCAGCCGTTCAAAATCGGCCGCCAGCTCGGCGTTCGCCACCTTGACCCGGGGCAGCAGGACCGTCCCGAGCGGGTCGATATCGGCGGCCTTCAGCAGCACGTTTATGCCGGCGATGCCGGTGTTGATCATGGTCTCCAGGCGGCCAATGACGGCGTTGGCCGTGGCCTGCATCAGGACCCCGAAGACCTGGGGTAGCCGGCGCCAGTTCTGGACGATAAGCTGATAGGCCGCGCCGAACACGCCGACCGTCTGATCGGCGAACGACAGGACCGCGCCGGTGATCGCGTCCAGGGTGGCCCCGAACATGCGGCCAAGCCAGTTCAGGCCCTCGCCGATGGGGCCGTTCATAATCGCGGCGCCGACCACGTTAACGGTCGCCTGCCAGGTCTGACCCCAGGTCGTCGCGCCTTCAGTGTTCTTGTCCACCGCGCGCTCAAATAGGGCGAAGGCGCCGGTGACGGCTCCTACGGCAATAGTGACGGGGAGGAGTTTGACCAGAATGCCGCCGATAGCCCCGCCCATCTGCCCAAGGGCCGCGGTGAAGCCGACGCCACGCTGGCGGGCAATGCCGAAGATTTCCCCAACCTGCGCGCCCTGGGTGGTGAGGATCATGAGCGGGCTCGCGCCCATGGCCGCCATGGTCGCCACGTCGCCAAGCTGGCGAGACAGGTTGATCATTTCATGGGTGGCTAAGCGGGAACCGGCCGCTAGACGGTGCTGCCCCCCCACTAGGCTTGCGGTGGACGCGGTCGCCGCATTCATGGCCGCCGCATATTGCACCGCGAAGTTGCGGTCGTGCGCGTCGTACATGGTCGCGAAGTCCATGGCCGCGCTCTCAGCCGCCTCACCCGCCTGCCGGGTGGCCATCCCCAGCCTTTGGGTGTTCGCGGTCGCCTCTGAGATCTGCGCCGACATGCTGCTGAAGGACGCGGTGTATCGCGTGTTTACCGAATAGCCCTGGACCACGGCCGCGTTCGCCGCGCCTTGGTTTCGCGCCAGATCGTTGGCTGAAGCCGCAGCTCCGGCCTGGGCTCGCATCATGGCCTCCATTTGGGCCACGCTCTTCTGAATGGCCGCGAGGAGTTGTTCGGTCGCCGACGCGGCGCCGCGCGAGCTGCTGGACAGGCCGTCGGTCGCCCGCTCAGCCCCGCGGGCCTTCTGTTCGACCTGATCGAGGACGCGGGCGGCCTGTTCGCCGCCGCGCGTTTCGAAGACAAGCCCTAGGGTTGCGAGATCAGCCAACGGCGGTCCTCCAGGTGATCAGGGCTTGGCGGTGCGGGATGCGGCGAGACCGCGGAACATGCCCTTCAGAGCCCGCGCGTCAGTCACGGGGACCTCGGCGGCCGGCTCGTCTTCGGTGGGCTTGGCGCTGTTGCGCTGGAAGACGGCTAGGAGGGCGTCGTCCAGGCGACGGATCAGCGCGATTTGCCAAGCCGTGAGGCCGGCGAATGTCAGGCGCTGATAGGCGTCGATTTCGAGATAGGTGACGGGGCTTGGCCCCATGCCGGTCGGCCTTGTGGCAGCCAGGTCCCGGTAGGCGCTCCAGACGCCCTCAAGTTCGACGGGAAACGACGGAGGATCGCCCCGCCGCTTCTTGTCGTGAACCGCCTCGGCCCATGCGATCAGGTCGCCGGCGAGGCCTTCGTAAAATTGGCGCGCTCGCCGATGGCGCCGTCGACCTGCTCGCGGATGAAGGCCAGGCGCGGGTTCGCGTACAGCTCCCGAGCCGTAGCCTCGGCGTATTCAGGCTTGGCGCCGCCCATGGTGATGTTCCACCGCTTGGTGAGCTTGGCCAGGAACACGGTGGCGTCGGCCTCGAAACCCTCCGACGTCACCTTGGCGCGCTGGCCCTGCTGAATCCGGCGGTTGGTCTGAAGGTGGCGGTTGCGGACGGCCTCATCGCTGTCCAGACCGATCACGCCGATGGTCATGGGCGAGCCGTCGTCGTTGAACAGCGCAGCGCCATCGGGGCCGCGAAGCTCCAGGTCGAAGATTTCGTTCGGGTCGTAGGCGTCGCCGGTTTGGAACGCAGAGAGATCAGCCATGGGAGGCTCCTAAAGAGCACGCCGGCGCGACCGGCGCTTGAAGTTGAGGGGTGGAAGCTTTGGGGCGGCCGGTCTTAGACGCCGGACACAACCTCAGACGGGATTTCGACGATCTCGCTGTCGATCCCGAGGGTGAAGGCGCGCTTGGTGATGTCATTGGCGCCACCAGCGTTGATGCGGCGGGTCATGACCTTGGCGCGGAAGTAGAACGTCGAGTCGGTGTCGTTGGTGTCGGCCGCGTCAGACAGGACCACCTTGACCGCGTAGGAGAACTTGGTGCGGGAGGCCGCCACGAGGGCGATCTGACCAGCATCAAGCGGGTCGTTGGCCACGGTCAGGGCGAGGTCGCCGGCGTCAAACGAGCCCTTGAGCTTGCGGACCCGGCCATCGCTCAGGCTGGTGAAGGTGACGGCTTGGGCGCTGTCGCCGAACTCGCCGATGGTTTCGACTTCGCCGATAGCGACATAGCTGAGAGCGGCGTAGGCGCTTTCATCGTCGGCGTCGTTGTTGACGGGGCCAATGGAAATAGTGGCGCCCTGGCTGGTCGTGATGCTCATGCGTGAGCTCCTTTGGTGGTGAGGATGCGCTTGCCCAGAGCGCGGCGCGGGCGGCCCTCAGACGGTCACGCCGTCCAGGGAATAGAAACCGGGATGCGCAGCTCGGTCGCCTCAGACAGGGGCGACGCGGCATAGGGCTGTCCCGAGACCTTCACGTTGGCCGAACCGGAGCGCATGAGCGTGCCGCTGGCGAAGTGGTCGATGATCAGGTCCGCGATCTGGCTGGCCTGGATCAGGCCCTTGGCTTTCGGCCACACGACCGCGACCTGTAGGATGCCTTGATCGATGCGGCCGGCGTTGAGGCCTTCGAAGCGGGGTCGGTTAGAAAAGACCGCCACGTCCAGGTATTTCCCATCGGTCGGCGGGGTGAAGCCGCCGGCGTCCTCGGGATAGGCGACCGGAAGCGTCGGCGAGCCGGTGGAGAGCGTGCTTACGCGGGTCAGCAGGGCCAGGACGATATCGGCGTATGCGGCCATGATCAGCCTCCTGCGCGGGCCTTAGCCTCAAGCGTCACGTCTTGGACAATGCTGGGCCATTGTTGGGCGGCCAGGGCGACGAAGCGGCGGGCCGGGCGACCTTGAGCGCCATACTCAACGTGGACCGCGTACCGGGCGACGTACGCGACGGTTATGGTGTCGCCGATATCAGCCGAGGCGATGACCAGGTTGATCTGCTCGCCGGTGTAGGAAAACGAGCCGCCGCCCGTCGGGTTGTCCCGGGCGATGGGCAACCCGCCGCCAAGGATTCCGGTCAGGGACGCTCTCAAGAACCCCGTGTCGACGGGGAGATTGCCGCCTTGTGACACAGGGGTCTGCATGACCTCGACGACGCGCTGGGCAGACTCCTTGAACACCGCCTCTTGCCTGGCCTTCGTCTCCTTCACCCACTCCGAAACGGCGGCGGAAAAGGAGCCTTGGGCCATGGCGCGTCACCTCAGATCGGCGAGAAAGTCGATACGATAGTCGGCTTGGCAGCGGCATCCGGCGCGATGCTTGATCGGCGCCCGGGGGTCGTGCGGGTAACGCATCTGCGTCCCGTCCGGCAGGATAAAGGGCTGGTTGAACAGCACCTTACGGCCCTGCATCGCGACGTGTTGGAGCCGGGGATTGTCGGCGGTGAAGTGGCGCCAGGTCTTGATCACGGCTGTCGCGCTGACCTTGCCGGCCGCGATAGCTTGTTCGTAGGCCTCATGCCTGGCCTCAGCCAGGGCGGTGAATGTCTCGACTTGGCCGATCAGATCCCCGCGCAGTTTCAGTTGGCGGTTCCGGTGCTGCGCCACGGCCCGGGCGGCTGTCGCGGCGTCCAGGGGCTTCTCTTCCCGAATAGCTTTGGCCACGGCCCGGTCGAACCTGCGATCCCTGGCCTTGCGCTCCAGATAGGCTCGCATCTGCGCAGGGTCGCCGCTGCGAAGCTCCTCCAGGGCACGCCGGGCCGCGATCTCTTGCGGCTGCGTCAGGCCGACCACGCCGCCAGTCCTTTTGCCTGTAGCCCGGTCGATACGGCCGACCACGTCCAGGGCCGTTGTGCGGGGATTGTCGCCCCGGACAAGCCCCGCCTCCAGGGCTTGGCGGATGGCGTCGCGCTGCTCCTCGCGGATGCGGGTCACAAGGCCGGAGCTTTGCTCCCGCAGGATGGCCTCAGCGCGCGGGTTTCGGGCGTCGAAGCGGACGATGACCCGAGCGCCAGAGGAGTCCCGCAGGACAGGTAGGGTTGAGACGGTCGCATCGCCTCCGGCCCGGTATGCGGTTTCCAGGGCGCTCAGCAGGGGGCCATAGGCCGCGTCGTCGAGGTTCATCGCGGCGATGGCGGCTTCGATGTTGCCGGCCTGGATGGCCGCGATCATGCGTTGAAGGTCGGCCGACGCCGTCAGGTCGTCGATGGCCGCCAGAAAGGCGCGGGCCACCTCGGCGCCGTAGCGGGTTTGCAGCGCGTCGAACAGGCGCTGTTGCGAGGGCGTGCGGGCCATGGGATCAGCGCGGGTGCGCGATGGCCCTGACGAGCTGGGCGGCCTCGACGGATAGGTCGAGATAGGCGTCGAGGACGTCGTGCATCTGCTGGCGCATGACCGCGATCTCCTCGGGGCTGTCGTTGCGGATCACCGCGGCCTGGACCTGGGCCATGCGGCCGATCAGTTCCACCAGCGAGGCGGTCGCTAGGTTGGACGGCTTCTGGTGGGCGGTGTGGCTGGGGTCGGTCAACGGCGGGCCTGGATCGTCCACATCAGAAGCGTTCCGCCCGGGTTCTCGGGCCGCACGTCCATGATGGCATATTCCGCGCCGCCGATCAAAAGCCGGTCGCTGGTCGTGGGTTCGACGGTCAGAGCGTCCTTCGCGAGCAACACCTTCAGGTCGTCGCGCTTGATCCTGGTCCCGTCGATCTCGCGGAAGGAAAAGACCTCGACGACAACCGTGATGGGATATTCACCCGGCGCGCCCGGGGTCGGGTTGAACGCGGTCCCGGTGCTGGTCGGCCGGAGAAGCGTGGCGGCCTGGCCGAACTTGGCGATGAGCCGATCTGCGGCCGCCTTCATACGGGCATAGTTGGCAGTCGTCATTACCGAGCAACCCCGCCCGAATACATCCCGCCGCTGCTGTTGAGGTATTGGCCGATCAGCTCGCGGACCACGAACACGACAGGCTTGGCCGCCTCTGGATAGGCGCCAACGTCGGCATACTCGGTTTCCAGCGATCCCACCTTTTCACGGCGGACCCGGTCAATCATCACAACGTCGGGCGTCATGAAGCCGGGCGTCGCCACCTCACGCGCTGCGATCTCGCAACAGGCCTGGACAAGCTCAATCGGCAGGGCGTCGAAGGCCACGCTGTAGCCCTCGCGGTCAACAATGTCCGTCCGGGGCCAGGCAAGGGCCTGTAGGCGGCCACGGCGGCGCAGGCCCATCCAAGGGTAGCCAGTCGAGAGATGGGCCGTGGCGCGGCGAATAGCGGCCTCCTTGATGCTTGCCGGAGAGTCCGCGGCGCCGGTCCAATCGGTCAGGCCGCGCGCCTCGCAATAGGCGTCGCAATCGGCTACCGAAACGAAGGCGTCTGCGTCGGCCAATCCCGCGCCAGTCTCAACGGTCAAGGCCATGGTTAGGGCTCCAGAACAAGGATCGGCGGGCCGCAGTTGGCGTCAAGTTCGCAGGCCACAGCGACGGCCTCGGGCGCGGTTAGACCGGCGGCCATGGCGCCGAGGGCATAATCCCCGCCAGACCCGATGGCATGGCAATTTGTCTTGATCGGCCCGCTAAACCAGACCGAGTCCTCCACCAGGAAGACGTCACCGTTCGGCTTCACGATCAGCGCCTTGAGGTCAGGCGCGCCCTCGCCCCATTCCTTTGGCTCTGCGCCGGCCTTCATCCAAGCGATGAACCGCTCGGGCATTCCAACCACGGCAGAGACGACACCAACGCGCGTCCCGTCGTCAAGGCGGTGAGCCTTGGCCTTGCCGCCCGGCGAATTGCTGTAGCGTCCACCCCAGGCGCGACCATCGGCGGCCATAACGCCATCCTTATATGCGACGACACTCACGCGGTGACTTGCTCGCGCCTGGCCAGTTCCGCCTCAATCGCGGCCTTGGCCTCAGCCTTGTTCAGCACGGGCTCGGCAGAGAACATCGCCGAGAGACCACGAAGGGTCAGATCGCGATCTTCAGTCGGGCGTGACCACGGCAGGGCGGCCCAATCGTCGGGAATGTAGATCGCGCCGCGCTCATCATCGGCGACGGCGGGCGTCAGGCTCACAGGCGCCTGCGCGGGCGGCTTCGGATCGGCCCGCGCGGTGACGTGAACGACCTCAACGCCAATCCGCTCATAGGCGGCGGCGATCTCCGGGGCCTCCTCCAGCAGATAAACGCGGGTGGCGCCATCGACCGGGCCGTCGAAGAACCGGGCGTTGCGGAAGGTCTTTCCGTCCGCCAAGGGGTGACGGCTGCGGCCGTACACGATTTCCACGGTCAGGCCTCAGCCGTCGCCGCGGCGATGTGCGCGCGGATCAGTTCGTCGGCATGGTCAGCGTTGGCCGCTTCCTGGCCGGTCAGGTGCTTGGCGAGCGAGACGCGCTTTTTCCAGTGCATCCCCTCCCAATCGGCGGGAACAGTAGCGGGCGCGTCGTCTTCATCGCTCGCGGCCGGCGCATCGAACAGTTCGTGGCGTGTCGCGTCGAAGTCGGCGGCGTTGATGATCGCATAGCCCCACTTGTTGGCCTTGCGGATCATGACGGTGGGCAGTTCGGCCATGGGTTATCTTTCGGCTTGAGGGGAGAGACGGCCGGAGCGCGAGGCCCCGGCCGCTTAGTCCTGGGCGCCTTAGCCCATCAGGGTCGCGATATGCGCTTCCTTGATGGCCTTGAAGCCCCACGCCAGACGGACGTGGTAGACGGTCTGAAGGAACTGGCGATAGACGGCGATTTCGAAAGAAAGGCCGGTGCGCTCGTCAGTGACCATCATGGCGTCGTCGGCCGAGTCGCCACCCTCGGGGAGGGCCGGGGCGCGGGTCGCAAGCACGATTGCCGAACGGGCGAACGCGACGTTCGGCGTGTAGCTGTTGCCGATGGTCAGCTCGGTCGCATTGGCCAGCGAGGCCTGGAGGCCCGGGCGGTTCAGGATCAGATCGCCGGAGGTGGCGACCAGGCTCGTGCTGTTGACGTACTTGTTGTCGTCACCCGCGAACGTCACGACATCGCCAGCCTTGATGCCGGTCGTATTCACCGTGCCGCCGTCCAAGGCGATGGTATAGTCGCCAACGCCGTAGCCCGCCGACAGGTTGACGTCGTAGCCCGCGCCCGCGCCCTTGACGTGCTGCGAGACCTGGCCGGAGTGGCGGATCGCGAAACTCATGATGCGATCGGTCATGCCATTACGCAGCATGTCGGCAGAGCCCGCCTCATTGACCTTGAACAGGCTGGACTGCTTGCCGCGAAGGTTGCCCATCGCGCCATGGCCCAGCACAAGCTGAAGGTCATTCGGGGGCGCGCCGTTCTCCTCCAGAATGCGAAGCACCCCGGCGAAGTCCGACAGATCCGAAGCAGTGCCGAAGGGCGCCGTGCCGGCCGTGCCATAGGCGCGGGACGCCGCGGTGTAGGCCTCAGTGAACAGGTCAGCCTCGATCTCGTTCACCAGGGCGCGCATCGCCTGATAGAAGCGATCAGCCTGAATGGTCGAAAAGGTGCCGGCGTTCTGAAGGCCGCGGGTCTCCTCGCCGTTCCAACGCACGGGGACGTGCTTGGACTTGGAGATGGTGACAGCGACGTTCTCGATCTCGCCGTCGCCAGTGTCAGGCGCGGTGACGCCAGGGGTGTTGGCGGCAGTCGTGGCGTCGCCGGTGATGGGAACGCGGACGTTCTCATTCAGCGCGGCTCGGGCCACGGTCGAGGAGCGCGACACGGCCGGGATGAAGCCGGTCATCTCGCGCGAGATGACGTCGAGAGCCTCGTACATATCGGGCACGAGGTTGGTAAGCGTGTTGGCCATTTGAGGCCTCCTTTCGGGATGGATGTCAGGTGGTTTCAGTCACGGTTGAGGCATCCGCCTCGGGCGCCGACACCCATCCAGGAAGTCGGCAAAGCTCTAGCGTCGGCCTAGGCGTCGACGATGGACGCCTTGCCTTCGCGCACGTCTTTTGCGGCGGCGGCGGCGGCGGCGGGGGTCAGCTTGTCGAACTCAGTCCGCGTGTAGGTTTTCGCAGCGCCAGGCCCGCCCTCGCCCGGCTTGGCGCCAGACCCCGCGGCGCCCGTGCCCTTCAGAATATGATCCTTGAAGGGATCTGCGTTGACGATCATCTCAAGGGCCTCGTCAAAGCTGGCCAGCTCACCTGGGTTTGAGCGGCTGTAGATTTTCTGGCCGTTGCCGTCGTAGGCGACCAGCTTGCCGTCTTCTTCCTTGAAGTTGCCCCCATAAGTGGCCTTCAGCAGGTGGGGCGGGACGGCGACCTTGTCGGCGATGAACTTGGAGCCGGCGAAGGCGTGGCCGACATTGAGGTCATAGACTTGCTGGTCGCGAGCCTTGAGCTTGCCGGTCAGCTCTTCGATCTGCGCTTGGAAAGAGCCGGAGATTTCCGACTTGACGCGCTCGATTTCGCCAGCATCGATCAGCTTCTTGGCGTCGAGGCCAGCGACGGTTTCCAAAGCCTTCCTGGCGGCGGCCGGGTCGGTGATGCCCTCAAAGGCCTTCACCTTAGCTTCGGCCGCTTCCTTGGCCTGGCGGTGAGTCATAGCCTCGCCATTCAGGCGGGAGATGGTCTGAACCGTCCCGGGGGCGTCAAAGGCGACCTCCTTCCCCGCGTCGTCCAGGTAAACGGGTTTTCCGTCTTGGACTTGGGCATAGGTCTTGCCGTCGATCTCGACAGTTTGCAGCTTCATGGTTTGGCTTTCTCCGGCATCCGCCGGCGGCTGTTGGGCGATCCCGCCCGTTGCGCCGTCCTGCATCCGCAGGGTTCGGCTAAAAGGTGTTCGGGGCTTTCCAGGCTTTGGCGCTGAGAGACCCGTTAGGCCCTTGGCCGCGCCAGTGAGACGATCAGTCTGGACGTTGAAGGCGGCGCCCCGAGGGTCCGCCCCGGAAAAGGCCAGGGCCTATTGCGTAAGCCAAGCCGCGTCAGGCGCGCCGAGCTGTTCCATGGTCCAGCCCGACATGCTGCGGGCTCGGTCCTTGATCTGCGGCATGGCCTCGCGCCAGCCGGTCTTGTGCGCGCCAGCCCCGGTCCAGGGCCTGTCGTCGAAGAAGTGCGCGGCCTCTGTCGTCATGGGGACGCCGCAGAGGACCGCCTTGTCGAAGCCGAGGTCGATCAGGGCGACCTTTAGGGCGAAGAGGCCGGACGATCCGCTATGGACCTGCCCAGGAAAGCGATGGTCGCTGTAGTCCGCAACGCAGGCCGGTGCGTATCTGCGCTCGGTTGGGCTCAGGTCGTGGGCGACCAGCTTGCGGTGTGGCGGCAGGCCCTGTTTGGCCCGGCGCGCGGTCCAGACCTTGAACGACATGGCGTGCAGGCTGACCCAGGCGTCGAGGCGGCCGGGATAGGCCACGCCAGCGTCATTGCACGCGACGGTCCCGTCGAACTCGCCAAGGTCGAGGGCTGCGGTGAAATCATCCCAGACGGTGTTTCCGCCACCTAGGACCAGGGCGACCCTCAAATCCAGTGCCGCAGGACGGGGTTCGCGGCCTCCAGTTGGTGCGGCTTTTCTTGCCCGTGAAAGTAACAAATGCGCGCGGCGCCGAGGCCGTTCTTGCGGACGTTGGCCTTGTAGCTCACAACCTCACCGGGCCACAGGTCGTCGATAAAGACGTGTTCGTTGCGCCTCATCCAGTCCATGTCGTTCTCACCATTCCAGGCGGTGAACACATGCTCATGGCCGGCGGGGACCAGGGCCACGCCGTTGCAGGCGATGCGCTCGCCCCCCTTGCCCTTGGCGTAGGGGTCAACCGGCAGGCCGATGACGTCGCCGGTCAGGCAGTAGTCGGCGAGGTGGTCGATGTTGCCGCAGATCACGGTGTCCAGGCCGACCAGGATCATCGGCTCGCCCATCTCATAGGGCTGGATGCAGTCGGCGTATGAAGGCTCTGGCGACGCGATCCTGGCCTGGACGATGGGCTCGCGGAAGGTCCGGGGCCGGTCGGTGTAGCAGACGAACCGGAAGGGCTGGCTGAGATTGCGGGCGAACCCGCGATAAAGCTTTTCGACCCAGGCCTCTGAATACATCGAGGAGAAGTCGCGGCTGTGGCGGTTTGGGCTCCATAGGAGGGTGGCGACGGTGATCATTGGCGGGGCAACCGCTTTTCGTCGCGCTCGAACTCGCCGCACCACGAATGGCGGTCGACCTTTGGGAACGCGCCCTGCTCGCCGGTTTCAGACAGACGGACGGGCGCCCGACGGCGGCAATCCGACAACTCGGGCATGTAGCTCGCGCCGAACTCCCGGGCCGCGTTATCCTGCTGGCGCTCAACAGCCCACGGATCGAGAGGCCAGAACCGGCAAAGACCGCAACGCTGATCGCTCATGCCGCCTCCCCGCTCACAAGAACGCTGAACACCGGCTCATCAGGGCGCTGCACGTTCCGCATCCGCTTTTTCGTCCAGGCGCCGTTGATCGGGACCACCTGGCCATCGCGGGTCCAGAGGTGATCGGCCGGCACGTCATGGGTCACGGTGGCGTTGGCCGCGACCATGGCCCTAGCCCCGATCCTGACCCCCGGCATGACCACGGCGTGAGCGCCAAGGCTCGCCCCGTCTTCGATGATGACCGCGACGCAGCGGCCGTCCTTCAGCATCTCGACATCCCAGCCGGTCTTATCGACCCGAGGCCAACTGTCGTTGCAGAGAACAACCGATGGGCCGAGGAACACGTCGTCCCCGATCAGGAAGCCCGGGCCGATATCGACGAACGGGCTGATGATGCAGCGGTCGCCGAAGATCGGGCCATCCAGGCAAGCCCCAGCGCCGACGCTGCAGTCCCGGCCCAGCACGGTCCCGCGGATCACCGATGCGAACTGCCAGACCTTGGAGCCCGCGCCTATGATCGAGTCCTCGACATGGGCCTTGGGGTGGATGAAGGCGGCTGGGTCGATCATTGGCGCTCCTGCCGTGCAAACGGATGCGCCCCGGTGGCAGGGCTCCTGGGGTTGGGGGCGGAAGAACAACGCGCACGCGCGTTAAATGCCGTAAGGCACTTCGCCCTCGTACAACCCAACGCTATCAATATAGATGGTGCCGACCGATCCGCCGGTTGAGTGGGCGCTAACATATGCGCCAATAATCGTTGCATCGGCGCCGATCAGAACGCCAGAAACGATGCTGTACTTGAACGCATCGTTTGCAATGTGGCCGACATTTGCAGCGGTAAGAACCGCGCCAGTTTCGTTTGAAAACACCCTATTCCGGCCCGCATTGGCGTTGCCGCCAGCGTCAATACGATACCGAGTCACTAGAGTTACTGTTTTTCCTCTCAGGGCTAGCGCGGCGGAACCCGTGATGTTTTGCAGCAGGGTCGTTGCCGTGGAGCCATTGACAATTTTGACTGAGTAAGGAGCTGGGCCGTCCGTAACGGTCGTATCTTTCGTCAAGACGCCGTTACCGCTCAACGTCCATCCGTCAGGAACCGCGCTGGCGAAAGCCGAAAAGTCGCCATTTGTCAGCAGGTTGTCGCCCAGGGCGTCCAGCCACGAAGGGCGGCCAATATCACTAGCGCCTCGGTTGGTCAGCCACCGCTCTTGCGTCACAGCCAGGAATTGCGCTTGGCCCGCCGCATTTGGGTGTACGCTGTCAGCGTACCAATCCGCAGGCTTACCGGCGGCGATGAACCTGGAGTAAACATCTATGATGTCGAAGCCGCGCTGATCCGCGATTTTGCGGAGTTCTGCGGCGATGGGCGCATACAAATCATCATCGCGGCGGGGGTTTTGGATCAGCAGAGCTATAGGCACGCCTGGTTGAGCCTGCGAAGTCTGCTCGGTTGCGGACAAGAGCCTTCCGCGCAAGACACCTGCCACCAATCCGGTTAAGTTGTGGCCGTGATTGAAGATGATAAGATCGGGCGAAAGCGAAGCAATAGCCGGCGAAAACAGGCTGCCCAGCCACTGATCGGGCACACTGCCAGAAACGGCCAGATTGAACAACGTAATGGTCCTCGGACCAGTACCCGTCGAAATAGTTGTCGCCGCGTCATAGGCCTCGGAACCTGTATTCCAAGGACGATACTGAACCGTGTGCGATGGATGCTGGGCGGCAAGCCAGACCGCAAACAAGTGTGGCCACTCAGACGTGCTGTCGCCCGTGCTATCCGAGATGACCAGAACGTCAACGTCGGCGGCGTTGGCTTGGACTAGCAGGCGCGCCTCAGAAAGAGCGCCGCCATCACCCCCACCCCCAAACCCCGACCCCACAACCCCCCTGACAGGGCTAGATACAACACCACGGATGAGCATCTATTGGCTCAGACGGTAGTTGATGGTGCCAGAGGTGTAGGCCGTGCAGTTCAGGCGGTAGAGAACGCCGGCCTCGGGCTCTTCCACCACGACAGAGGCGGCGGCGGTGAAACTGGCCGAGGTCCCGGCGCTGTCTCGCGAACACTTCAGCCAGGTCGAGCCGTCGTCAAAGGACCGCTCCAGGTCGATGGTCCCGGTGAACGTGCCCCAAATGGAGATGTTAAACGTGGCGCCCAGCATGTGAATGCTGCGCAGGTCAGGGCGGAAGGACTCGCTCTGGCCGGTGGCCGTGAAGGAGCCTGTGACGGGATCGGCCATATCTGGCTCCTATGCGGCTTGGGCGCCAAGGGCGGCGCGTTCGTCTTCGTCGGTCGGGTCGCCGGGAAGCTCCTCGGTGATCCGGGTCAGGTCGGCCTCGCCATCAAAGTCGGGCGGCAGGACGTCAAACCGCTTGAGGCCTTCGATGTAGGCTTCGCGGCTGATCTCGCGGGCCTCACGGGCCTTCGCCAGCGCATCCAGCGGGGCTTGCGCGAAAGCCTCGACGCCAAAGTCGGTGTTGATCACGACCTCGGCCTCGGTCTGCTCGCCAAGCCACTGCGCGGTGAACACCAGGGCCTGCTCAAGGGTGTCCTTCAGAGCCAAAGCCCAGGCCTCAACGGCGGAATGCGCCTTCGCCCCCTCGATAGCCGCTGCCGTGGCCGTAATCCCGCCAGAGCGCGTCGTAAGCGGCTGCATGGCCAAGCGGCGGAAGTCGTCGATCAGCTTGTCGACGTCCTCGCGGATTTCGGTCAGGACCGCGGCGTCGGGCTGGATGTACTTGTAGGTCGGATTGGTCCCGCTCTCCCGGCTGGGGGCGAACAGGATGCGCTTCGGCCCGATCAGGACCGGCGGGCTATCGGGACCGGGCGGGGAGATGCCCTCGCCAACCAGCATGGGCGAGCCGGCGTAGGTGTAAACCTCATCCTTCCGCGACAGCGCCCGATAGATCTCCATCTGCATGTCGGCGAGCGAACCGAGTGGCGGGCGGACCTGTTGCGAACCCTTGCGGCGCCCGGTCCAGATCAGGGCCAGCGGAACCTCCGTCAGGGGCGCCATAGGGCCTTCTGACTCCATCACCCACGCCTCAGCGTCGGGCGTTCCGTCAACCTTCTTCCAGAGCTGCCAGGCGCCGGGCGTATAGACCCGCACCTTTTCAACAACCTTCTCCGCGTAGCCGTCGACCTCAACCTCGTCGGCGCGGATGCGAGCCTCAGTGATGACCTCGCGGCCACCGATGAACGCGGTGCGCAGGGAGATGATCTTGTCGGCGCGGATGCTGACCCAATAGGGACGGACGCCCTGGGCGCGCTCCTCGGCTTGGGTCCGCGCGCCGCCGCTCCCGCTGTTATCAACCAGGATGGCGTGACAACCGAAGGCCAGGGCCTCCTCAAACACCGACCGGGCGAAGACGGTCAGGTTGTTCCCGCGGCCGTCGATATCTTCCGACAACTCACGAAGGCGTGGCGAAGCGCCCCCAGTAAGGCTCACGTCCTTGCTGAACGGCTTGGCGGCGAGCGTCCTGATCGCGTCCTCAAACTCAGGGCGCCATGGCGTCGAGGCCAGACGGCGCTTGTACTCAGTTCGGTTCAGCTCTTCGGTCTCGGATTTATAGGCTGGAAGGTACTTCTCGCCCTTCGCCCGGATCGCTTCAGGCCCAGCCAGAATGTCGGAGATCATCTCCCAGAGCGGGCGCATCGCCTCATAGGCTGCGGAGGGTGTCGAGACGTTGGCCATGTCACCCCCAGGAGAAGCGGTTGGAAGAGCCCTGCTGCCCTGGGCGCTGCCGGATCATCGGCCCGAGGGCGTAGCGCAGGGCGTCGATGAAGTGGTTGTGGGCGTCGACGACATCGGGAAGGACGTCGCCGCTCAGGCGGTCAACCTTGTGGCTGTAGAGCCTGGCCTCACGGGCCGTCTCTACGCACCGCTCGTGGATGACGATGCGTTTGAAGGCCCGCAGGAAGGCGATGCCATCCTCGACAGACCCGGGCCACTTCTTGACCGCCTCAGACTTGGGCAGGCCGTGGCGCACGATATAGCCGATGTTCTCCGGCCGGGCGCTGTCCCAGCGGGTCGCGTACTGCTCGAAGCCGGGGATTTTGCCGCTGAAGAAGGTGGCGTAGTCGTCGATCTCAAGTTTGACCTTGCCGGCCTCGCGCTCAACATACAGCACGTCGTCATGGACCCAGCACCGAACCGCGGCGGCCGGGTCCTGGGCATATCCGAAGTCGCCGCCCTGATACGGCCCTTGCCAGTCGGGCTGAGGCGTAAACTGGCGGACCTCCCATTTCCCGCCCAGCACTTGGCGGTCGGAATTGGTGAGGTAAGCGCCTTCCCAGACGTGGGCGTAGGTGTTCGGGTCAAGCCGCTCCAGCTCTCGCCTGCGCAACTCGTCCAGGCCAACGGGAAAGAACGGGTTATCGTGCCAGTTGACCTCAATGATGGCAGATCGCTCTGGCGGCTCCTTACGAAACCGCGCATCGACTGGTGAGCCGGTCCAACGCCCATCGGCGCCTTTGGTGGCTTCCGTCCTGGGGTTCCAGATCGCCCACAGCTCGGCGCTAGGTTGGCGGAAGACCGTGGCCTCGAGCGCCAACCATGACACCTCGGGGACGTCTTCGGCTTCCTCGACGATGGTCAGGTCGATCTTTGCCAGCGACCGGATGGTGTTCACGGTGCGCCGCAGGCCGCGGAAGATGAACTCAGTTCCGTTCCTACCGCGAAGGTAATCCTTGCCCACGTCGTAGGCGTCGGCCAGCCAAGGCTCAGACGCTATCGCCGCTTTAAGCTCGGCGTGGAAGCTTTCGGAGATCGACTCCTGAAACTCTCGCGCGCACAGGATGCGCAGCGGCTCGGCGTAACCCCAGATGGCCGCCATCTTAGCCGCGGTGAAGCTCTTGGCGCTGCCCCGGCCGCCGTAGAGGCAGCGATACTTGAACGAACCCCGAGGCGGCGCGAAGACCGGGACCAGCTTCTCAGGAAGCTGGATCTGCGCTGCGGTCATGCTTTGGCGCGATAGGGACGATCTGGATTAGGCTGGGCGGCGCCATAGACCCGTCGCTTGACGTCAGGTCTTGCTTCACCGGGGCATGACTGCCCTGCATCTTGTTCGCCTCAGCGATCGCCGCGACAGAGACGCGCGGCTCAACCGCTAGGCTGTTGAGGGCGATGGCCTGGAGCATGATCAGGCGATCAGCGGCGGTCCATTCGGCCTTTTCCGCGGCGCGGCCTTGAAGCTCCTCGACGCGATCCTTCACGCTTTGATTTGCTTTGAGCGTGGCCGCGTTTCCGCGATTTGCTTTAAAGCCGGCGGCGACGTAAGCCGCATCGGCCGTCTCGCCCTTCGCCAGCTCCTGGGCGAACCGTTCATGCCTGGCGTTCTTGAGGGCGGGCATGTGTCCCTCCGGTCATAGGATCGCGCCGCAGCCCCAACGCGCATGTGTAGGGCTGAGATGGTCTCGCCTCTGGGATGTTGAGGCGTTGGGCTGGGCGCGAAGGGGGCGCTTAGTCGCGCGTGTCGATGTCGGTTTCGATGCTGGCGAGGCCTGCGGCGTGCATGACCAGGACCGCGGGCCAGCCGAGCGACTCCAGGGCCGCGATGCCATAGTGACCGGACGCGATCATCGACACGATCTCAGGGGTCTTCGCGACGATGCCGCCGAGATAGATCGCAGCCAGGATGGTCAGCATGTCGGGGCCTCGTTTTGATGATGCGGGCCGACGCCCTAGGATGTATTACATCCCCATGGCCCAACCGAAGTCCCCGCCCCTATCGTTCCGACCTCCGGCTGATGTGCTGGAGGCTGTAGAAGGCTGGGCGGGTAAGCGGGGCATGACCCGGAACGCGGCGCTTATCGCGCTGCTGCGTCTGGGTCTGGATGCGCCGGAGCGTGTGAAGGTTGATCTGCCGGTGGGGCTTGAGCGGCCGGCTTATGGGGCGAGGCTGAAGCGGAGGTGAGCAACATAGGCGTCTCCGGGTCCGCCTCCATCGCAATGGCCTGGTAGCGATGCAGCTGTTCGCGCACAACGTTGACGGCCTGCTCTCGCGAGACGTCGAACCATTCGCCCGCCACGCGGTAGCTTCGCAGCGCCTTATGACACGCTGTCTCGACCTTCAGCTCATAGCCTAGGGGGCAAACGCGCGCGTAAAGCAGGCGGAGCTTGAAGGCGCAGCCCGTCTGCAGCCCAGCCAGCCGCTTCTTTGGGTCGCCCGCAACACCGATCTTCACCGGGTGTCCGGGAGTGCCAATCACGTAGACCTGCCGACAGCCCGCGACGATCGCCGCATTCTTGGCGGGGTTTCGCGGAGCCCGCTTCGGCATCTTGCTGCGATCTAGGGCAAGGATTTCCGAGGCTAGGTCTTTGAGGGCATCGCGACGATCTGCGGCCCTCAGCCCGGCTAGGGCATGGTTCAGGTTGGGCATTTTGGGACTCCACAGCGCCCGGCCTGCCAAGCCGGGAACGCGTCCAGGGTTCGGGGTAAGCGAACACCGGGCGCTGTGAAGCTGTGTTCGCGCTCAGCCCTTGGCAGCGGGCTCAGATTTTGGGCGCAACTTTCCTATCGGCCGAAGTGGGTTTCCCCTCGACCAGGCCGCCGGCGGCGTTCCAACCCGCATCACACCAGCTAAAGTCCGAACACCTCTAGCGCCGCTTCAGCCGATTATCAAGCCCTAGTCGGTCAAGGTAGCGTGAACCGCGAGATATGGTGCTAAGCGGCCACAGGCTCTGCGTCCTCGGGCTCGACATGCTCCAGCTCTGAAAGCGACTTCTCGACGCGCTTGGAGCCGCCGCGGCCAAAATCCACCAGCAGCCAAACGCGCTCCTTCTCGGGGGTCTGGGTGATGACCGCCTCAGCCCCGGCAAGGTGGCCAGCCGTGATCCTGACCCGCTCGTCCTTCTTGAACTTCCGGCTTTTGCGCCGGCGCTGCTCCAGCGTGTGATCGAAGACGCCGAGGTATTCGAGGAAGATCAGGGCGCCGAGGTCGCGGCGATGGACCATGGCCGGGCGGCCGTTCCACATGAGCTTTCCCCAGATCGCCCCGGCCCCCTCGCCCGTGATGGCGGCAAGGTCCAGGCTGTCAGGCGCGGCGACGAACACATAGCCGGGGATTAGGGCCTTTTCCCGGTCCCTGGTGTAGGGCTCTCGCGACGGGCGCCAGACCCGCTCCATCGGGCAATAGGCGTCGATATGGTTTTCCCGGAATGCCTCGACGGCCTGGGCTTCGCCGCCCCCTCGCACCTCGACGATCAGCCAGAACAGCGGCGCGACCGTTTCGACGAAAGGCTTTGGCTCATCGGGCTTGTGCTTGCGACGGGTCATCGGCTCACCTCTGCCTGGATTGTCTGGTGTTTCGGCTCTGTGGTCACGCCCTGGCGCAGCGGTTCCCAGGGGTCGCGCCTTGGCCCTCCGGTCGCCCGCTCGATGGGCGGGAGTCGGGCCGGCGTGGTCCGGTTCCTGGCGCGCCGCGGGCCTGTCGCCTTTGACCGCTCAACCCGATAGGCCCCCATGTCCCGGAGCGTGGCGCGGAGGTCCCGGACGTGGTTCAACGGGCCGCGCTTATCGGATCCAGACGCCGGATAGGTCATCATCCGCTCCTGGCCTCGGAAGGTCAGGATCACGGCCAGGTGCTTGGCCCGATGCTCCCGCCTCCAGGTCACGCCGGGCCACATGATCAGCTCGCGCTCTGTGGCGAGGTCGTATTCGCAGCGGCTCATGCGGCGACCTCCGCGTCGACGGGCTGGTGGGCCTGGCAGACGGCGCAATCGCGGTCGTACTCAACGGTGCCGCCCCACGCCCTGGCCAGTCCAGGCGGGGCGTTCTCCGGCGGGCGCCATCCGCAAAGCGGGATGCAAGTCGGGCGCTCCAATCCTCCCGCACCAACCATCCAGGCCGGGGTAAGCGAACCGAACCGGCAGGTTTCGTGGCGGCGCTCACCAAGCTGGGCGGGGGTCATCGGCCCCTCCCACCTTCGGAAACCCCAGCCGAGCGCATCAGGTCGCCAACGCTTCGACCGCCGATCTCGCAAACCGCAACCACCCGATCCCAGGACCGATGACCTGCGATGCACGCGGCCCGACGCCCCATGGCTATGCGCTCAAGCGCGGCTTTCGCCTCACGTCCTCCGGGGTCGCTCAGTTCTGGCGCGTAGAAATCCGCCACCCTGACCTCAACCCATGTCGCCGGGTCCGGGCTTCGGCCAACGCAGAGGGAATCCCCGTCGCCGACGTAGCGGACCTGGCCGGCGAAGGCTTCGCCCTTGCGAGGCAGCGGGGCTTCGCAGGGGTCAGCCTGGGCTAGACCCGGCGCGGAGATGCAGGCGGCGGCGAGGATCAGGGCGAGGCGGCTCATGCGGCTTGCTCCAGGATGATTTCGACCTTGGCGGCGCGGAGGACGTGGCCAGCTTCTCGCTTGAGCCGATCGCTTGCGGTCCCGCTGGTCGTGACGATGGCATGGCGTCCAGCGTCCCAGCGCGTCAGGCGAAGGAAAGCGTCGGCGCTGGCGCCCATCTCGGCGCGGAGGGCGTCGAGGAGGTCGGGCGGGCCGTGCCAGGCCAGGGGCGAAACGGCCGGCGTGACGGGGGCGACCAGCTTCCACAGGCCCTTGCGCAGCCAGCGGTCGAACCTGGGGACCTTGCCGCCGCCGTCGGCGTACTGGCCCGCCGCAAACGCCTTGGCCGCCGCGAGGATGGCCGCCGGGGTTGCGCCCGCCGCGATCTCGTCGTCCCAGGCGTCGCCCATCGCTTCAAGGCTGACGGTCAGGCGTCCGGCTTCCGGGTATGCTTGGACCGCAAGGCTGAAAGCCCCATCGCGAAAATCCCCCTCGGGGGGGTTGGGGGGGATACCTCCGTTAGGAGGTGTAACCTGTGAAGGTGAAGGTGTTTCGGTTTGCGACCCGGTTTGGTTATCTTTTGCAAAACCTATAGGTTTCGTCTTGCTTTCGTCTTGCTTGCGGGGGCGGCCACCTTTTGCGCCGGCCTCGCGCCGGCTATCGCTTAGGCGTTGCGCTCGCTCATGCTCCTCAACAACGCGGTCATGGACGATCTCGTCACCATCCACCCGGAAGAACCGCAACAGGACCGGCGATAGCTTGCGCCACTCTGCCGGCGTGGCTTTGGTGATCGCAGCCAGGGCAGCGGGGTCGTTAGGCAGTCGGCCACCCTCTGCCCAGGCGGCCATAATCAGCAGGAAATAGCCGCCATGCTGGTCGCGGGTCAGATGGAACGTCTTGCGAGCATAGTCGGCCACATAGAAGGGCATCCAGGTGTCTGCCTTGGCCATCATGCGTCTCCATGGGGGTTGCGCGCCGGATATCGACCGTCCTGCGCAAGGTTTGAGAACTTGGTCAGCTCGCCATTGAAGGCGAGGGTCACGGTCCCGATGGGGCCATGTCGCTGTTTGCCGATGATGACGTCGGCCTTGCCTCGGCAGGCGTCCATCTGCTCGCACCATTTGATGTGCGCGTCGGTGTTCTGTTCCGGCTCGGCGCGCTCGCGATAGTATTCTTCCCGGTAGAGGAAGAGGACCATATCGGCGTCCTGTTCGATGGAGCCGGACTCGCGGAGGTCGGAGAGTTGGGGGCGCTTGTCCTCGCGCTGCTCAACCTGGCGGGAGAGCTGCGAAAGGGCGATCACGGGCACGTCCAGGTCTTTGGCCAGGGCCTTAAGCCCCATGGTGATCTCTGAGACCTCTTGGACCCGGTTGCCGTCCTTGCGGCCCGTGGTGACGAGCTGAAGGTAGTCCACCACGATCAAGTCGAGGCCGGTCATGCGCTTCTGGCGCCGGGCCCGGGCCACCAGCTTGGCCAGGGCTAGGCCGCCCGTGGCGTCGATATGCAGCGGGGCTTCCTGGATCTCGATAGCGGCGTCTCTGACCCGGCCAAACTCATGGGCCTCGATCTCGCCCTTCCTGATCCGGTCGCCCGACACGCCGGAGGTCTCAGCGAGGATGCGCATGGCCAGTTGTTCGGCGCTCATCTCCAGGGAGAAGAACAGCACCTGACCGCCGGCCGTGGTGCGCTTGGTTCCGTCCGGCCGGGTCTCGTAGGCGTAGGCGCGGGCCGTGCTGAATGCGATGTTTGCGGCTAGGGCGGTGTTGTGGGTCACGACATAGTCGTCGGTCACATAGAGGGCCGAGGGATGCGTGACGCGGATGCATTGGACCGGCTCGACGCCCTCCGGTTCGACGGAGATGATAGTCGGCGCCCGGAAGCGCATCGGCTGCTCGCAACGCCGCTGCTTGCGCTTCAGGCTCATCAGCGTGGCGCGCTCGGGATGGCTGATGTTCAGGACATAGGCTGCCTGCCCCTCCCGCCGCTCGCCCTTGTGGGTGAAGTGCGGCGCCTTGACGCTGATGGTGCAAACGCCGCCGACGGATCGCACGAGGGACGCCACGTCATCGGCCAGCCGCGGGCTGACGGTGCAGTAACGCACCGCGCCGAACTCTTCGACCCAGCCGTCGGTATCAATCAAGCCGCGCAGGAGCTCCAGGCGGCTTTCACGGGTCGCCGCGAGGTAGTCGGCGGGGATGAACTTGTCGCCAGAGGCCGACCCATACAGGCCGTAGTGGCGCAGCGCGTCGCGCAGCCCCGCATCCCTCAGGCGATAGTCGTAACCGGCGTCCCCCGTCGGGATCACGCTGTCATGGCCGACCGCCTGCTGCACCCGATAGAGGGTCGCGGCATCCGCCGTGCTTAGCGACAGGTGCGAGACGGTCATGCATCCGTTGCCGATCAGCGCGCCCAGAAGCCAGGGCTCGATCAGCAGGTTCCGGTCCTCGCCAAAGTGACCACTGACCATCGGGACGCTCATGCGGCGCCGGAACCGCTCTCTGGTCAGCTTGTCGCGGATGTCTTCGGTCGACAGGACAGACTCGCCACCCGGCAGCTTGCTTGAGCGCACCAGCCAGAGGTGTTCGCCGCACGCACGGGCGCTTCGCCCGTCGCTGAAAGTGACGCGATAGACCATCCGGTCGCCCTGGGGGAAAATGCCGGCGACGCGGGACGGCGCGCCATCAACAGATGCGAGGTGGTCGCCCAGGCGAATGTCGCCCATGCGCCGCCACGACCCGTCGCGCAACAGGACCTTATCGTCCAGGCCCTGCGCCTTCCCCATGGATGGGCGAGCCGCCAGGATCACCAGATCCGATGGATGCAGGCCACCAAGCTTGCGGTCCAGGTCGATCAGGCCGGTGGACAGGCCAGACAGCCCGCCATCGCGCTCAAAGGCGGCGGCGGCCATCTTGACCGCGCCTGTGACGGCATCGGCGAAGGAGACCACACCGGCGCTTTGACCGCGGCCATTCTCCGCCAGCTTGTAGAGCGCGCCCTCTGCCCCTTCGATCAGATCAGCGGCGGATGCGTCGATTTCCGGGTCTGTGGCCTGGGCTTCAAGATCGCCCGCAATGCGGATCAGCTCGCGGCGCTTGGCCGTTTCGATGACGGCGCGGGCATAGTCGCGGGCATGAGCCGAGGGCGGGGCCTGTTCCACCAGCAGGGCGAGGTAGCGCAGCCCGCCAAGCTCCTCAAAGGCCGGATCGCGCGCTACCTGATCGGCCACAAGGATGGGCTCGGCAAGCTGGCCTCTGCGGATCGCGCTTTCGATGATCGCAAACAGCCGGGCGTGGAACGGCTCGAAAAAGTGGTCGGCCTTCAGGTCGTCGCATCGGTCAAAAGCGGCGTTATCGTACAGCAGGGCGCCCAGGACGTACTGTTCGGCCTCCAGGTTGCACGGGATATGCTTGATCGGCGGGGCGTCATTGGCCGGCGTCAGGGTCAGCGCGTTCATGCCGCCTCCCCCTGGTCCTGGTCTCGCTCCAGGGCCTTATCCAGCACCTGGGCAGCGACCTTCGCCACTACAGGGCCGATGGGGGTTAGGCCTTCGGAGGGGGCGAATAGGGGTAGGTCTTCGATGGCCTCAGCCTTCGCCTTGCCGGTCTCTTGTGCGGTCAGCCGCCCCTCGCCGCGCGCCCAGGCCAGCCGCCGGTTGATGTCGGCGACGTATTGGGCCTCGCGTTCGATCAGGATGCAGTCGAAGCCCTCGCGCATGGCGGCAAGTCCCGTGGTTCCTGTGCCGGCGAATGGGTCAAGGATCACCCCGCCCGGCGGCGTCACCAGCCGGCAGAGCCAGGCCATGAGGTCGATGGGCTTGACGGTCGGATGCTTGGAGCCGAGGCGGTCCTCTGCGTCGGCCTTAGCCGAGTAAAAAAATCGGGCGGCCGAACCGGAGTCGCCGTGATGCTGCGTCGCGACGCGGGTCCGGTCGCCATAGACATTGGTGATCGCGTTGCTCGGCTCAGTCCCGCGCACGGGGGCGAAGGCGCCGGCGTTGGCGGGAAACGCCTCGACAACCTCGGGCGACCCGTCATGAATGACATTGGCAGGCCAGCGGCCCTTCGTTGTGTCGGTCAGCGTCGGCGGGGGCGTGAACGCCACGTCATCGTGGCGGCGCTGAGTGATAGGCCACACGCCCTTGTCTTCGCCGGTCCCGATCCTGCAGGCGTCGATGTTAAGAGCCCCAACGCCATGGGCCAGGACGTTCGCCGCGACGGTGCCGTCCAGCGGCTTGCGGGCGAAGACGATGGGCTCAAGGGCGGGCTTAAGGGCGGTGCCCCAACCTTCCCATTGCCGAGCCAACTCGGAAGCTGGCTTATCGCGGCGCATTCCGTCTTTCGACGTCAAGGCGTAGTTGGATCTGTTCGTCCAAGCCTCGACTGTGCCGGTGATCTCGCGCTCCACCTCCTCGAAGCAAGTGTCGAAATCATCGCTGAGCGATAGCGCCAGCTTCAACGCGGGCCATTGCTCTCGCGTTGGAGCCCGCATCCCAGTCTCGAACCACATGAAGCCGCCGCCGCCGAGCGTCTCGTCCGATGCGATCAAGCCCATGCGTCGAGCTGCTTCGCTTTGAGAAATGCCGATCGCCAGACGGGCTTCTCGAATGGCGCCCTGGAGGCGCGGCAGTGCGTCCCAGTTGCGCCGCTTGTCGATGCCCTTGCTCACGTCGTGAGACTTTGGAAACCCTGACCCGTACAGCCACGCCACCATGTCGCGGATCTCAAAGCCCGCATCTTCGACGGCGCAGGCTAGCCGGTGATAGGTCCGCGTCCCTGAGAACGCGACGACATGGCCGCCGGGCTTCAGCACGCGATAGACCTCGGCCCAGAACTCGACTGCAAAGGCGGTCTCGCCGGTGTCCCACTTCTGGCCCATGAAGCCAGCCGACGCGCGGGCATAGGCGCCAGTCTTGCCGGGCTTCGATGCGGCTGCATTATCAGCGCCGAACCGCTTGCCTATGGAGACCAGGGCATAAGGCGGATCGCAGACGACGGCGTGAACCGACGCATCGGCGAGCCCCTTCAGCACGTCGCGGCTATCGCCGTGGTGGACTGTGATCTCGCTCACCGGCTCCACCCCTTCGCGATCCCGCGCCGATGGGCTCTCTCGACGACGTGCTGTTTCAGCAATTCGATCTCTCCAAGGGTTCGGTCGAGGCCGATGGAGTCGAGGAGCGCGTCGGCGCATCCCCTCATCCGGGCGGCGTCGAGGTGAATGGCGGCGGCCTTGATCTCTTCGTTTTCGTGGGCGGGGGCGGTCATGCGGCGGCCCTCTGGTCAGGCCGGTACACCCGGGCAATGTGAGAGCTCAGCGCCAGCGGGATCTTGGCGATCTTGGCGCTGGCGGCTTTGCGGGCCCTAGACCCAGACCCGTGATTGCGCGGGCCTTGGACGCCAGGCTGATAGCCGTGAAACCACGACCCGCCGAGCTTGAGGCCGGCGCTGTCGTGGTGCCGATGAACGCTCGCGGTTTGGAACGACTTGCCCGAGCCATCGAACCGAAACCCAGGAACCTTGCGGGCGTCGACCACGGGCGGCATGAGCGCGGGGATGTCTCCCCAGAGATAATACGACCCGTAGTTCCACGGGGCGCGGCCGACCCAAGGCTGGGCGCCGCGCACGTTCTCGACCACCATCGGAATGTGGCGGCCCGCAGCCTCGCAGGCCTCGCGCTGGATGCGGAAGCAGGCGTCGAACAGGGCAGTCAGGCGCTTCAGGGCCTCGCCCGTTTCATCGGCACGGATAGCCGCCGCCTTGGCCTTCGCCAGGCTCCACGGCATCGCCATGTAGCTGAACTCCTGGCAGGGCGGCGAGGCGACGATCAGGTCGGCAGTACGGAACTGCGACCCGTGGATGGTCATCACGTCCTGAAGGACGAGCTGCGCCGGGAAGCGTTCGTCGCCGTAGGCGTGGGCCTCGATGTCGAAGCCGATCACGTCGTAACCCTCTGAGAGCAGGCCCTCGGTCCGGCCGCCAAGTCCGCAGAAGAGGTCGATCGCTAGTGGCCTCATGCCGCCGCCTCGCCCTCAAGCGCCGCGGTCAGCCGCTCCGCATCCACGTCGAACAGGTCGGCGAAGTCCGCGATGCTGACGCCCTTGGCGATCTGCTGGCGGGCTCGGGCGAGGAGTTCCGGCGTGATGGGCTTGAGGCGGATGATCTGGACGCCGTTGCCGACGTTCTGGAGCGTGGCGCCCCGGGGGATGGCGCGACCCTTGGGCCTGGCTTCCTGGCGCCGGCGGACCTCTGCGATGGTCTTCGGGGGCGCGGCGGGGGCGACGGGGGCGGCTTGGGGCGCACGGATAGGCTGAGGGGGCGCGGCAGGCGCTAGCGGGGCTTCCTGGCGCTCGGCGAGGGCCTTGGTCCGCAGGGCGTAGCGGATCGCCGCCTCGGCCTCGGCTTGAGCCCGGGCGAAGCCGACCGGGTTGTTGTTCCGGGCGCGAGGGATGGCGGTCTCGCTGGCATCAAGCGGCCGGCAAGCCTCCGCGAGGCTGATGTCGCAAGCCCGGGCAATTGCGGCGATAGCCGGCGCGATTGGTCTGCGTGCGGCGCCCCGGGCGACCAGCATGGCCCTTTCAGGGCAGTCACCAAAAGAGACCGCCGACGCGATGATCGCCCGGGCGTAGAGATCAGCCGAGGGCATCAGGCGACCCCTTCCAAGGCGCGCGCCAGACGGTCGACGTCGAGGCGGAAGGTCATGGCGAAATCGTCGAGGCTCATCCCGCGCGAGAGCTGTTGACGGGCCCAACGGACATGCCGATCGGTCGGGGCTTTGCGCTCCAGCCTGACCACGCCCTGGGGAAGGGCTCGGGCCTGACCGCCCTCGATCACGCGGAGATGACGGAAGGTGTTGGGCACGGGCCGGTCGTTCTCGCCGGGCAAGGCCGGAGCGGTGCGACGCCCGCTGGTCTGGACCGCAGAGAAGCCGCCAGCCAGGGTCAGGGCCCGGCAATGCTGATCGACCTTCTCAGGGTTTGGCGCGAACGGGTCGGCCATGTTGAGGTTGATCAGGCCCTCGCGCTCGGCTTTCCACCAGATCGCATCCAAGCCCCGGTTGAGGATGGGCGCGATGCGTCGGCAGTTGGCGAGCGGGCCAATGGCGCGGTTCCATTCGGCATGGAACGTGGCGTTATCTTCCGGGATCCAACGGGCGCCGCGTGGGCGGGTGCTGTTCATGCTGCGATCCCTTGTTTGGATTGGCGGGCGGTGTCTGGGCGGATGGTGACGTCGACGCCAGCCGTCGCGGCGTAGGTCTTCCCGGCATTGATCCAGCAGACCTGGGCGTCGTCGGCGAAGGCGACCGTGTTGCAGCCGTCGAGGACCGCCTTGATGATGTTGTCGATGTCCGGGCGCTTGACCGGATGGATCTGGCCCGCCAGCATCGCGGCGCGGGCGGCCTTGGGCGTCGAGGCCGCGGGCTCAAGCCGGACGATGATGGAAACCTCCACCGGCCCGGCGAACCGCTCACGCCCCGCCATGGCGACATGGGCGGCGTGTTTGATCAGGCTCTCATAGGCGACGGTCTTCGCGTCGGTGAAGGTGCGACCGCCGCCGAAGCGGGGCCGACCCTTGCCGCGAGGCGCGCCGGGGATGGTGAAGGTCAAGGCGGTCATTGCGCCGGCCACTCCCGCCCAAGCTCTTGGGCAAGCCTGGAGTGAAGGGCGCGATAGGCAGACGCTCGCGCCAGACCGAGGGCGCCGTCGTTGCCCCGCTCCTGGGCTTCACGGGCGATGTTGACCGCAAGGGCTTGGGCCTGGACCGTCTCAGGGGAGACGGGAGGCGGCGCAGGCGGCGGGTTGCGGGTGAAGTCGAAGAGCCTCATGCCAGCCACCGCAGAGCCGCCTTGATGCGCCCGCGAGACCATTCAGTGACCGCCCGCGCTGCGTCGGCGACCAGGCTGAACAGCAGCGTCAGAAGCGCCCCGGTGAGGTACAGGAGCGAAAGACCGCAGATCGCGAGCCACAGTCCGCAGCGTTTGAGCGCGCTCAACATGGCGCCGCCTTTCGTTGTTGATGAATTGGTCGGCGGTTTCGTCCAGCAGGGCGCCAAACACCGCGAAGAGGATCGGCCAGCCGCCGTTCGGGTGCTGGATGATCTTGTCGAAGGTCTGCCAAGACGCGCGGCCCGTGCAGACGGAGCGGGCCTCGTCGTCAGACAGGCTCCACTCGATACCGACGCGCTTGCGACGGCTCGTCGGCCACCTCAGTTCGACGTATTTGGCGAGCGCGTCGCGAGTGCGCTCCAGGCCAAAGCCGGGGAGATTTTCCCCAAAGCAGTCGCGGATTTCCATGGCGGCATTCCTCATGTTTGCACACGAGGATTGGCCAGCGAGGAGCGGCGCAGATGGGAGAACGCGGAATAGATTGCGAGGGACTTGAGGTCGCGCTGACGGTCTGGGAGGCCGCTCAAGCGCAAATGGATGACAGGCTGCATAAGAACCGCGAGGCGACCTCTGCCCGGCTGTTCTGGAAGGCTCTGAACGTCAGGACCGTGCGGCTGCAACCGCGTCGGCCTGGACAATGAGACAGGGGAATAGGCGCCGGACGCGGGGAGAGACCGCGCCCGGCTTTCGTGCGTCCACGCAGAGGGCTCGTTGTGGACACGCGAGGTCATGCCGTCACCGTCTCTGGGGTGGCGGGGGGATCGAACATCGAAGCTTGAACGGGCTTGGCGATGGGCTCGGCGAACAGGCGGGGTTGCTTGTAGGCTTCCTCGATCCGTCGGCAGGCGATGTCGAAGTAGGACGGCTCTCGCTCTATGCCGATGAAGGAGCGGTCACGCAGAACGCAAGCGGCCCCTGTGGTTCCGCTGCCCATAAAGGGGTCAAAAACAACCCCCTCAGTGCGCCCGACAAGATCAAAAATCAGCTTGAGGGGCTTCTGCGTTGGATGATCGACACACTCGGCTGCAAACTGCGTGTAATTCGGAAGAATTGCCGCAACGCGATAAACCTTGCACGTCACACCACCATTGCGCTCAAAGATGCGCTCGTAGTGTTTGATGCTTTGGCCGTTCGGCTTGTGCCAAATGTGAACCGCCGACCAATCGAGTGGGAAATCCGCCGTCGCAGACCAAAATACGAACTGTTGGCAAGGCAGGTTGAGCGACGACTTAACGGCCTCTTCGTCGTACCCAAACTCCGAAGCGAGAAAATCAGGATAAGGCGGATCAGTCACAACCGCGTCCACCTTGCCCAGCGTCGGCAGGATGTCTCTGCAATCCCCCAGGATCAGCCGGCAGTCTCCGATGATCTCTTCGCGCGCCACCTACACCCCCTCCACTTCACGAGGGGCGGGAACACGTTTCGGCTCCTCGTATGTGGTAGAGGTCTCAAGCCATTCGGAGATGTCGGGGAGCTTGCGGAAGCGGGAGAAGCCCCAGCCGTGGTCCCGGCCCGCGCGCGAGGCGATGCTGGCCTCTGGAGCATCCACAAAGATCAGCGGCACGCGGCGACCGTCCACCAGCGCGCCTACGCCGATACGCCGGACCCTGTAGACTCGGCCCTCAACCAGATAAGCGCCCGTTCCCCATCTGCTTTGGCCGCCACGCACGCACCGCACCAAATCCCCCGGCCCGATATCCATGGTCAGGCGGCCTCTTGTTTGGAGGGGGGAGAGGGCTTGGCGGCGAGGACTTCGGCTTCAAGGGCGTCGGCGTGAGCGAGGCGGGCCTTGGCGGACTTCCGCAGCGTCTCGACGTTCCACTGGCGCTCGTCGGCAGTGAGAGCCGCGCGCAGCTTGTACATCGGCTCGGCGCCCGACTTCCGAGGGATTGGATAGCGGGTTTGCAGGTGGCCGGAGAACAGAACGCCTTGGTGCGCCTCGCTCTCGTCGCTCTCGGAATTGTAGCGACCGGACAGCACGCCGCGCGCGATCTGCTTCAGGCCTTCCAAGCTCGCGTGGGCGATCTCTGGCGCCATGCCAGCGCCCGCCGTGTAGCGGGCCTGTAGGATGAGGGCGAGCGAGGTCGGGGACACGATGTCGGGGCCATCGCCATCGCCAAGAAGGGCGTGGCAGTCGGCGCGGATACGCTCATGCAGGCTCATGTTCGGGCTCCAGGTTGTTGAGGAAGTCAGCGACCAGTGGCGCGAGCCTCAGGACATCGGCGCGCATGGCGTCGGTCATCTGGCGCAGCAGGCGGGATGGGTCGGCGCTGAAGTAGCCATCGCGCTCGAAATCCCGCAGGCGTCCCCAGAGCCAGAGCGCATCGTCAGGGACGCGCGGCGCGGGCGTCGGCTCTCTCACCGTGGCGCGGGCGATGACGCCTTTCGTCGAGGGCTTCTCGGGGGCCTTCAGCGCCCGCTCAAAGTCCGCCTCGGGGATGTTGGCGAGGGCCTGAAACTTGTGGGCCGTCTGGCGGCTGATGCCGTGGTCGCGGAGAGCCGAGGCGTAGGGCGATGGGCCTGTCGCCATGGCTTGTTCGGAAATCGACGTCTGGCGTGTCGCCTCGGGGGACGCGCCAGCCTTGGCGAAGCCGCCGAGCTGGCCAGCCTCTTCAGGGGTGGCCCGCGCCAAGTCCTTCAGCAGCTCGCCAACCCGGCGCTCGGCCCGCAGGCGGACGTTCGCCGCTTCACGCTCGGCGTCCAGGTTGCGGGCCTGCCGGTAATAGGCTTCCAGCGCCAGGGCCTTGTCGCGAATGTCCTTCGCTTCATCGACGGCGACGCACTCCGCGATGGCGCTGCACATGCGCTCGTAAAGGGCGAGGCCGGGCGCGGTCTGAATGACGGCGGGCGCGTTCATCAGGCGGCGCTCCGGTCTTCATCGGCGGCCGCCGGGTCCAGGCGCGAAACCCAGGCCGACACCGGAACGCCGAAGTGGCGCTCGATCTGAGCGGCGACCAAAAGGGACGGCGTTTTCTGGCCCTTGATCAGCTCGTGGACATAGCTGCGGCTGAGGCCCAGGCGCTTCGCGACCTCGGCTGCCTTCAGGCTCTCAATATCGGCGGGGTGCTTCATGGCCCTTAAGTTCTCACACAGAGAACTGCCAATCAAGCGCAATGTTCTCTACCAGCGCAACGACGTCGGGCGGCGACTGAGACAACATTCGCTGATGGGGAACGAGTTCGGGCGAAACCTGCGCGAGGCGCGGAAGGCCAAGGGCTGGTCGCAGGAGCGGCTAGCCCAGGAAGCCGAGATGGAGTCGAAGGGCTACATCAGCGCGCTGGAGGCGGGGAAGCGCCCCATCCCTCCTGGCAACACGCTCGCCGGCCTGGCTAGCGCCTTGGGCGTACAGCCCGCGGACTTGTTGCGGGACCCCACCGACCCGCGCCGCCCAGGCCGAACCGTCCCCCTGGTCGGCTATGTCGGCGCCGGCGCTCAGGCGCACTACTACGCGAGCGCGGACGAGGGCCTTGGCGAGGTTGACGCACCAGAGGATGCGACGGAGACGACCGTGGCGGCAGAGATACGCGGCGTGAGCCTTGGCCCGGCCCTGGACCGCTGGCTGGTCTTCTATGATGAGGTCAGGTCCCCGGTGACGCCGGATATGCACGGTCGGCTTTGCGTGGTCGGCCTGGATGATGAGCGGGTGCTGGTGAAGGTGATCCGGCCTGCGGGCGAGCCCGGCCGGTTCCACCTGATTTCCAACGGGTCCGAAGAGCCTATCTTTGATCAGGCGGTCATGTGGGCCGCGAAGGTGACGGGGATGAAGCCGCGATGATGAGGCACTTCGTGCTTGCCCTGGCGCTCGCGTCCTTCAGCGGCCCCGCCAAAAGCCAAATGACGGACGAGCAATTCATCCAAGCGGCGGCGAGGCTAGCTCACGCTGCCCGCATCATGGGGGCCTGCGAGCAATATCTGCCTGAGAAGGACGCTCTTCAGAACTTGTCGCGGATCACAGCATGGCTGGATAGCGCAGAGCCTGCACTGCGGGAAATTGGCGGCTACATTTCAAGCCAGTACGCAAAAGGGCGCGCAGAGTCCGATCGCTGGAGCGGCGACCGGTGCGTTTCGGAGATGAACCGGGCCAGCGAATCAATGCGAGCGCTTGAGAGCGGAGCGCCCCAATGACCCCCGCCATTCCCGAGGTCCCCGAAACCTTCACCCGCGACGACGCCGGCAACTACGTCATGCCGAACGGGAACCGGATCACGCCAGAGGAATGGGTCTGGCTCTACTCGCCCGCCACCAATCAAGCGGTGATCAGCTACGCCCTCATGGCGACCATGGCGGTTCGTCATGCGGTTGAGGCCCTGGATGCGATGGAGCGGGGCGATGATGAGGCGCGCGCCACGCACCTGGCAGAGGCAAAACGGCGGACCCGGGCGCTGATGGACAGGCTCGATCAGATGCCGGGGATGAAGCCATGAGCGGCACGGCGGACAGATTTGACCTGGTTGGCGACAGCGCGAACGACAATCTCGGCGGGCTTTCCGGCGCTCCGCCCTTGCAAACCGGAGACGGCGGGGGCAATTCTGGGGGCATGGAAACCCGCGTCACCCGCATGGAAGAATGGGCCAAGCAGGCCGACGCCCGCATGGGGCGGGTCGAGGACAAGCTCGACAAGATCATCCAGGCCATCGCCGACGTGCGCGGCGGATTACCGACCAAGACCGATATGCGGAACTATCTGCTGACCGGGATCGGGATATTCGTCGGGATCATCGCCTTGGTTTTCACCGGCCTAGGCGTGATGCAGGCGCTGACTCCCGCGCCCGCCACCCAGCCGCCAGCCCCGCCCGTCGTGATCCAGGTTCCCGCCTATCAGGCCCCGCCGCCCACCAAGTAGCCGCCCCCACACAATCTGACCGACCCAGCCCGCCCCATCCGGCGGGCTTTTTCGTGGGCGGCGCTTTTGTTCTCTGGCTGCGAACTTTACGCTTGCGCCATAGTTCTCTGTGTGAGAACGTCTCCTCACAGACGGAGACCTCGCCATGCAAACCCTCGACGACCACATCACCCGCGTTCGCAGCTTCGAAGACGCCCAACGCGCGGCCCGCCCGACGACCGGCGTGTGCTGGTCTGGGATGCCGAGCCCGGCCCCGGCGCGGTCTGAGGCTGAAATCGTGCGGGCCGGAACCGCGGCCTATGAGCGGTCCCAGAAGCTGGCCACCGAGCCCCGGTTCGTCCTGGTCGGGCTGCTGGTGGAAATCCAGGGCCTGGGCAACGCGGGCTGGTCGGCGGCTGCTGAACGGGTCCGCGAGGCCAACAGCCGGGGCTTCATCAAGGCTGACGGCTCTCCGAACGTCGACGCCATCGCCCGGGCCTTGAAGCTCCTCAACCCGATCCCGGGAATGGCTGCGGTCGCGGCGCGGGAAATCCTGGCCGACATGCTGATCCTCAAGCTGGATCGGGCCGCGTAATGGGCTCCGTCGCAGACTACCGCGCCCTCGCCGAGGCCCTTGAAGACCACGACCGGAAGGAGCGGATCGCCAACCTGATCCGCGCGGCGTGGGCGTTCAAGCTGGCCGACCGGGCGATGATCGAGCTGACCTCGCTGGCCCTGCGGTGCGGAATGCCCGCGTCGGCGCCGTCGATCCTGGCCTGGGTTCGCCAGCGGGTCGCCACTTACCACCAGATGACGCGGGGGGCCGCGTGAAGCTCCTCGCCCCCGCCCTCCCCCTCACCCTCGCCGCCGCCCATCCCGGCTGGTGGTCGATCCCCCTCATCGTGGTCGCGGCGGTCCTGCTGCTGTCGGCCTTCATTCCGAAGCTGGAGGCCTGACTATGGCCAATCCCCCCACCGTAGTCGCCCTTCGCAGCCCGCCTGAGGCCAGCGTGAGCGAGCGCATCCGCCGCCTGCAGAACGAGGGCCGGTCCCTGGTCTGTGAGCATGTCCGCGCCCTGGAAACCGCCCTTGGCGAGGTCGAGCGCCTGTCGAAGGAGATCGCGGCCGGCGGCGAGCTGTACCCGCCCGGCGTTCGTGAGATCGCCCGGCGCCTGACTGAGGACGCGGAGACCAAGGCCCAGGCCCTGGAAGCCATCATGGCGAGGGCCGGCTGATGCGCCTGGACGTCACCTTCGCAGTCATCGGCGCTGTCGGCCTGACCGTCGGCCTGGCTGTCGGCTTCATGTTCGACGTTGGGGCCTGGATTGGCCGCGCGCTCTGAACCCCACCCATCCCCTCGCCTGGAGATCCAGCGATGAACGCTCCCACCACCATCACCGAACCGACCGAAGCGACTGACCTGATCGCCTTCGCCGCTGAGAATCCCGTCGCGATCCTGACCGATGGCGCCCGGTTCGACGCCTTCTATGACCGGGTCAAGGCCGAGGTCGACGCCCACATTCCCGACCTCACCACGGAGAAGGGCCGCAAGGCGGTCGCCTCCCTGGCCTTCAAGGTCGTCAAGACGAAGACCGCGCTCGACGATGCCGGGAAGAAGCTGACCGAGGACAAGCGGAAGGAGATCGCCGCCGTCGACGCGGCCCGCCGCAACATCCGCGACAAGCTGGACGCCCTGCGCGATGAAGCCCGGCGCCCGCTGACCGAATGGGAGGAGGCCGAGAAGACCCGCCAGGCGAACGCCGCGGCCGAACGCCAGGCCATCGCTGCCAAGGCTGTCGTCACGCTCGACGACACAGCCGCCCATGTCGAGGCGCGCCTGTCCTACCTGGAGGAGATGACGCTCGACGCCGGCCTATTCGGCGACGACCTGCCCGCCGCTCAATCGGAGCTGACCCGCGCCGTCGAGACCCTGCAACTGGCGCACGCCCGCCTTCTGAAGGAGGAAGCCGACCGGGCCGAACTGGAGGCCCTGCGGAAGGAAGCGGCTGAGCGGGCCGAGCGCGAGGCCCGGGAGGCTGCGGAGCGCGAAGCGGCCGAGGCCAGGGCGCGCGAGGAAGAGGAGCGGGCCGCCCGTGAGGCCCAGGCCCAGGCAGAGGCCGCCGCCCGTGAGGAGCGCGAGCGTCTGGCCCGTGAGGAAGCCGCCCGGGACGCCGCTGAACAGGCTGCAGCCCAAGCCAAGGCCGCCGCCGAACAGAAGGCCCGCGAGGAGCAGGAAGCCCGCGACCGCGCCCATCAGGAGGCCCTAGCCGCCGAACGAAAGGCCCGCGAGGAATCCGAGGTCAAAGCCAAAGCCGAGCAGGACCGCCGCGACCGGGAAGACCGCGAGGCCAAGGAAAAGGCCGACGCTGAAGCCGCCGCCAAGGCCCGCCGCGAGGCCGACATCGCCCACAAGTCGGAGATCCTTCGCACCGCCAAGGAAGCGGTCATGGAGGCGACCGGCCTGCCCGAGCCCAAGGCCAAGGCGGTCATTCAGGCCATCGCGTCCGGCCTGGTCCCCAACGTCACCGTGAGCTTCTGAGGTCAGCCATGAGCCCGATTTCCAACCCCATCCGCCTCGCCCCTGGCGCCCTGGTCGACAAGCCCGGCGTCTGGGACATGCCCATCGAGCGGTATCACGAGCAGTGCTGCGATGGCCCCTCGATCAGCTCTAGCGGTCTCCGCACGATCTGGTCGGAAAGCCCGGCCCACTACTGGTGTCACTCGCCCATGAACCCCGAGCGGGTCGAGCCCGAGGACAAGCCGCAATTTGTCCTGGGCCGCCTGGCTCACCGGCTGCTGCTGGAGGGGCGCGCGGGCTTCGACGAAGAGTACGTCGTCCGGCCCGAACAATGGTCCGACTGGCGCACCAAGGACGCCAAGATGTGGCGCGAAGCCATGATGGCTGAGGGCAAGACGGTCATCACGCAGAACGACCTGGACGTCGTGACCGGCATCGCCCGCAGCCTCGCCGCCCATCCCATGGTCAAGGCCGGCATCCTCGACGGGGACGTTGAGCGGTCCCTGATCTATCGCTGTCCCGAGACGGGCGTCTGGCTGAAGTCCCGGCCCGACGTGATCCCGAACCACTCGGGAGACCTCGCCGACTTGAAGACGTGCCAGAGCGTGGCGACGGACGCCCTGCAGAAGTCCATGGCGGGCTTTGGCTACCAGATGCAGGCGGCCTTGGCGGGTGGCGCGCTCAAGGCGACCACGGGCGTCGAGATGACCAGCTTCACCTTCATTTGGGTGGAGAAGGCCCCGCCCTTCTGCGTCCGCGTCACCACGATGACCCCGGAAGACCTGTTGCGCGGCCAGATGCAGAACCGCGCAGCGGCCCGCCTCTTCGCCGAGTGCATCCGCACCGGCCGCTGGCCCGGTCCCGGCGGTGAACAGCAGGACGCCGAGTTCCTGCAGATCGCCCCATGGGCGGCCAAGTCCATCGACGAACGCCTCGAACTCCTGAAGGCCGACGCGCCTCAGGACCAGCCTTACCCCCATGCAGCGGAATAGACCGATGACGCAGAACCTCCCGGCCCCCAAGCCGCAGATCATGGCCGGCGGTCAAGTCGCCGCGCTGATCCCTCAGAGCCTAGACGAGGCGTTCCGCGTCTCGCAGGCCATCGCCGCCTCTGGCCTCGCCCCGCGCGGCATCGACAAGGCAGAGCAGATCATGGTCGCGATCATGGCTGGCGCCGAACTTGGCCTCGCCCCGTTCCAGAGCCTGCAGTCATTCGCCGTGGTCAACGGCCGACCAACCCTCTGGGGCGATGGCCTGATCGCCGTGGTCCGCGCCCGCGGCGTCCGGGTCAAGGAATGGCTGGAGGGCGAGGGCGACGGCATGGTCGCCAACTGCCTCGCCATCCGGCCCGACACAGGCGAGGAGGTGGAGCGCACCTTCAGCGTGACCGACGCGAAGAAGGCCGGCCTCTGGGGAAAGACCGGCCCCTGGCAGCAGTACCCCAAGCGGATGCTCCAGATGCGCGCCCGCGCCCTGGCCTTGCGCGATGGCTGCGCCGACATGCTCCGCGGCATCCAGGTCCGCGAGGAGGTCGAAGACTATCAGCCCGTCCGCGATGTGACCCCGCGTCCATCTGGCCTGCGCGAACGCCTGGAGGCCCGCCAGGAAGCCGCCTCAGAGGGCTTCACGGCATCCCAGGCTGAGACCCGGACCCAGGCCCTGGACGAAGCCCTGGACGGCGATCAGATCCCCGCCCACGACGCTGAGACGGGCGAGGTGATCGACGCGGAGGTTGAGGAGAAGGCGAGCGAGGAGCCGGCCGCGGACGAAGCCGAGCCCTTCGACCTTTTGACCTGGGCTGCGGAGGTGAACCTCGCCGTCGATAAGGCCGAGACCCTGGGCGCCCTGAACGCCGTCACCGACGCCGAAGAGAACAAGGCCCGGTTCGCCGACCTTGAAGCCGACAAGCCGGCCGTCGCCAAGGCCCTGGTCGCGCGGATCAACGGCAAGCGGAAGGCTTTGGCTGATCGCGAAGGGGCGGGTCAATGACCGTCCTCCGCGTGATCGACTTCGAAACGACCGGCATGGGCCCGCCGGCTGAGGTCTGCGAGGTCGGCATCTGCGACCTGACGCAGCTTGCCGACGGCTCCTGGGAAGTGGGCGAGCCCGACTCCTGGCTTTGCGGGGTCGCCGCGATACCGCCGGAGGTCCGGGCGGTCCACCACATCACCATGGATGACGTGAACGGGGCGGCGCCGTTCGATCCGACCGCCCTTGTTGAGGACGCCAGCGATTGCGCCCTCCTCGCAGCTCACAATGTCCAGTTCGAGGCGTCCTTCATGCCGGAAGCCATCGGCGTGATGCACTTCCTGTGCACCTATAAGGCCGCCCTGCGGGTCTGGCCGGACGCGCCCAGCCATTCAAACGGCGCCCTGCGCTACTGGCTTGAGGATCAGGGCCTCATCACCGGCCTGGACCCGAAGCTGGCGCAACCCTCGCACCGGGCTGGGCCGGACGCCTATGTCACGGCCCATATCCTCCGCGCCCTTCTGGGCCTCGCCACCGGCCGCGACATGGTCGCCTGGACGGATCAGCCGCGTCTGCTGCCGAAGATCACATTCGGCAAGCACAAAGGCTCGCAATGGTCTGAGGCCCCTGCCGATTACCTGGAGTGGGTTGCAAACAAATCCGATCTCGACGCCGACACGAAGTGGAACGCGGCGCGCGAACTACAACGCCGGAGGGCCGCCTAATGGACCCCCGCGACCCTCACGCCGTCACCCTGGACGAAATGCGGTCCTTTCGCGCGGGCCTGTCTTCTCGCGTTTCCCGGCGCCGTCGTCTCCAAACCTCAGACCAGACGGAGGCTTCCTGATGCCGAGCGCCTACCACCCCGGACATCGCAGCCACTTCGCCCTGGCGCATCTTGAGGCCGGTCCCGCCGACCTTTCAGAGCTCACGCGCTATCTCGACGCCGCGTCACCCACCACCCGAAACAAGGCCTATTGGATCATGGAAGCCCTGATCGACGACGGGTTCGTGTTGCTTACGCAGGGCGACTACCGCCTGACCGAGGACGGCTCCAGGGCGCTTGAGCGGCTTAGGTCTGGCGAGGTGGTCGATACCCGGCCCGTGACCAGCTTCCGCGTGTTTGAGCGGGAGGCGCGGGCGTGACCACGCATTACGACCGCCGCGAGGGCGAGTTCAAATTCGAGTGCGACGGCTGTGACACGACGCCGTTCGACTACTCCAGCGAGGACTTCAACGAGGCCTGGGGCGCTGCGAAGCGCGAGGGCTGGCGCGCTGAGAAGGTGGGCGATGAGTGGCTTCACCTTTGCCCGGATTGCGGGAGGAAGGGCCGGTGACCTCCTGCATCCCCTGCAACGGCTCTGGCTCCATCAGCCACCCCAACCCCACCTGGACCCCAGAGACCCCCCGCCAGGCCACAGAGACAACCGGCCCCCATGGTCGGCCCCTGACGCCTTGCAAGGACTGTGACGGGAGCGGAGAGCGATGACCGTTAATCCGTTGATGACCCGCGAGCGCGTGGTGATCCCGCCCCGCAAGCCGCCGACGAAGGCTGAGAAGATCAAGGCTTGGAACGACGCCAACGGGATCTGCGAATTGTGCGGCAAGCCCGTCCCGCCGGCCGGCGAAGGCGTCGAGTACGACCATCGCGAGATGCGCGGGATCACGGGCGACGACAGCGTTGAGAATCTGCGCCCAACGCACGTCGCCTGCCATGCCGAGAAGACCGCCAAGCACGACGCGCCGCGGATGGCGAAGGCCAAGCGCCAGGAGAAGCTGACCCGGGCGAAGGTCAAGTCGCCGCGAGGTTTCAGGAAGCCCCCCGGCGCCCGGTTCGACTGGTCCAAGGGCCGATATGTCCGGGACTAGCCCTTTAGCCCCACGAGAAAGGAAGTGAGATGAGCGAGTTGAAGGCCCCCGGGCAAGTGATGGAGTGGGAAGCCGTTTGCCTCGCATCTGACCCGTTCGCTGGAGATTTCGGCGGGGCCGGTGCGGATGACGGCATCCTTGAAGATCGCATTGTCACGGCCCGCAAGGGCGGCGAGTGCCACACCTGCGCCGGCCAGATCGTTCCGGGCACCCGAGTGCGTCGCCGCGCTGAGATCTACGATAGCGATTTCATGCGGTTCGGTTGGTGCGAAGAGTGCTGCCGAGCAATGGCTGACGAAGACGGCGATGTCTACGAGGAGCGCGTCTCTCTAGGTCAAGCACGTCGCTCTGGGAAGCCGCCCCCCTCCAGCTAGCCCGACCCCTCCGATGTCGCTCTTGGGCGACACGAATGGCGACTCCGGGCGGAACAAACCCTATCTTTTCATAAGGCTAAGGACATGACTGAGATCACAGAGGCGGAACAACCCCCACAGGAAGGCGCGGGGGAGCCGGTGGACTTCGAGGCCCTGTTGATGGACCCGAACGCCGTCCACCTCAACATGCTGCGCGGCGGGATCGCGAAGCTGACGCCAGCCCAGATCGGCCACCTCTATCGCGGCGAGGAAGCCGAAGAGGTAATCCGCGAGGTTCGCCGACAGAACCCCACCTCCCCGCCAACCGACCCCCGGACCAAGGCGCTGGAGGAGGCGCTGAGGTTCTATGCCGATCAGTGGATTGGTGAGCCGTATGGCGATGAAGAGGGCGGACAGGCCGTCGGCATCGAAGGTCGCCCCACGCCAAAACTCCTAGCCGATGAGGGCCGGATCGCCCGAGCCGCCCTCTCCCCCGTCCAAGCCGTGAAGGGGGATGATCATGGGTGAGATCGAAGGACTGATTGAACGGCTGGAGAAGGCGACGGGGCCGGATCGGGAGATTGACTGCCACCTGTGGGCGCTCGATGCGGGCGTTGAGCTGGAGTGGCAAGGCACGACCCTGGTGGCGGGCCATCATGGCGTGGTTGGTTGGGCCGACCCCGGCGAGCATTCACGCAACTTCTACACCAACCGCGACGTGCGCGGGCCGGGTGGCATTCACGCCTACACCGCCTCCCTAGACGCAGCCCTGGCCCTGGTGGAGCGATTTCGCGCGCAGATTGGCTGCTACGGCTGGCGCATCGACTTCGATGACGAGCCGGTTGCAGATCCTTACTCGGCGACATTGGGGATCACGCATGGCTTTCCGAGCGACGTCGGCGGGACCTGGGCGGCCTGCCACAAAACTGCGCCTCTCGCCCTGTGCCTCGCCCTCCTCAAGTCTATGGAGACCGAACAATGATTGACATCGCAGGACTGATTGAGCGGCTGGAGGAAGAGGCCCGCTGGTGTGAGGCGGGCGCTTTGCAGGCTGAGCGGTCTGGAGATCGGATATTCGCGGCGAGCCTTCGCGGCAAGGCTCGCGGCTTTGAGCAGTCCATCGCTCAGGTTCGCGCCCTCCTCCGCACCCTGGAGACCTCCAATGTCTGAGGATCTGAGAGAGAAGGTGGCGCGGGCTATCGCAGAGGCCCTTGGCGATGACCTGGACCACGCCTTCGTCAACAAGTCCGAGTGGAACGCGGCGCGAGGCGAGAAGGGCGGGCGATACCGCGACATCAACGAGCCGATGCGGGAAGAATACCTTGCGGCGGCTCATGATGCTCTCAACCTCATAGGAGGGGATGGGTGGAAGCCTATCGACGACGGCGCGCCGCGAGACGGAACCCTGTTTCTCGGCTGCAATCTTGACCACCCGTCGTTCGGGTCGTGGGTAATGTGCCGGCGGGTTCGGCACGCGGTAGATCGCCAGGGCGAGATGACCACGGAAGACCTGGGCGGTTGGAACATCATCCGCGACCTGGAGCCGGACTATCAGGAGGGGCACGAAGAGGGTCCGGGTCCGGCCTTCTCCATCGCAGCGGATGAATGGAACCGAAGCGTCCGCTACGGCTGGCGCCCCCTTCCCCCTCCCCCGGTCTCATCATGACAAGGGCGGCGAGGCTACTCATTGATCCGCTGGTTTCGTTCGACGTGATCACCGAGGCCGAGTTGAACGACTGCCTCGCGCGATGGGGCCATCAGATGGGGCCGCTCAAGCGCCCGCTTCAGTACGGCGGCGGAGCTCATGGGCTGCGCCACGACGGGCGCTTGGTTGCCGTCTCTGCTTGGTCAACGCTGATCCGAGAGAACTGCGCCGGCATGGCCTTTCTGCCTCGCGAGACAACAACAGAGCTTTCCCGCGTCTGCGCTGAGCGGCGCGACCTTTGCCGGGTCGTGGTCCGCCTTTGGCGCGAGTTCGCGTTTCCGGCGATCTGTCAGGCGCGCGGCCACGAGTGGGCGGTCTCTTACCAGGACGGCCATCTTCACTCCGGCGATCTCTACCGCAACGACGGATGGGTAAAGCTCGGCACCTTCCGCAGTGGCGGCTTCGACCCGAGGACCGGCCGCAAGGGGCGATCCGGTTTCGTGTGGGGTTGGCATCCAGACCCCGCTATTCGCGCCATGCGTCGGGCGCCCAAGCTGGAGATCGCAGCATGACAAGGGCGGCGAGCTTTAAGCAGTCGGACGGCTTGCCAACGGTGCTGACCTTCGCGGAGGTCGCTAAGCGGCTTCGCGTGAGTGAGAAGACCTTGCGCGGGGTCCTGGCGCGGGGCGAACTTCCTGGCCGCAAAGTCGGCGCCACATGGCGCATCCGCTCCGACGATCTGGAGGCTTACCTGTGTCCGTCTACAAGCGCGGCGACATCTACCACTTCGACTTCGTTTGCAAAGGAGACCGCCAGCGAGGATCAACCGGCGAGAAAACGAAGGCTAAAGCCGAACGCTACGTTCAAGCCTACCGGGAATCTCTCAAGCTGGGAACGCCGGTTAGCCGAAAGGTCCACACGCTGAGGGAGGCCGCCGACAAGTGGTACGCCGCCTGCATCGAAGGCAAGAAGTCCGACGTGACGACGGCCTATCGGGTGGCGATCCTGTTCCGGCACATCAACCCCGATCTACCCGTGATCGACGTTGGCCCGCGCGAGATTGCCGACGCCATCATATCGCGCCGCGTCGAACCGATCAAACAGACGCCCAAGGATGGCGAGGCCAGGCTACCGAGCAATAGCACGGTCAACCGCGACATCATCGACACAACCCTGCGCCCCATCCTCCACTATGCCGAGGACACGCTAGAGGAGCCGGTGCGGCGCATCAAATGGGCCAAGCTGCGGCTTAAGGAGCCCAGGGGCCGGGTCCGCAATTTCACTGCCGAGGAAATGGCCGCGTGGCGCTCTCAGCTGCCCGACTGGCACCGCCCGGTGTTCGACTTCATCGCCCGCTATGGCGTCCGCCTGGATGAAGCGTTCTTCGCCCCGTCAGCCGTCAACGTCGAGGCTGGCGAGATCATGCTGTACGACACAAAGAACGGCATGGATCATCCGCTCCAGATTCACGAGGACGACATGCGCGACCTCGCCGCCAGGAAGGCCCGCGCAATGGCCGCAGGGCTCGATACGGTCTGGTTTCGTGACGAAGGCGGGGAACTGACCCCCATCCGCTGGCGAGGCTTCCAGAGCGCCTCCAGGGCCGCCCTAGACCGCGCCGGGATCACCAACGCCCGCCCAGCCCATGACCTACGCCACCACGCCGCTACGACGCTCTACAGGGCCACCGGGAATATCAAGCTGGTCCAAGACCTGCTGAACCATCAGAGCATCGCCAGTTCGGCCCGCTACGCCCACACGAACAAGGACGATCTGCGGAAGGCGCTGCGCCAGACGTATGACACAAAACCCCCCACAAAAGACGCGACAACGCCGGAAAATGACGTAGAATCAAAGGGCGGGAACGGAACCTAAATCCAGTGCGTCTACCAGTTCCGCCACGCCCGCATTCGGCCCATGCCATCGGCGGTTTGGCCATCGGCGTCAAGCCGCCTTGCCGGCCCCTGTCACGGCCTGGACCAATTCGATGAAG